GACAACCCGTACCGTCGAATCGCATAGAGCGAAGCCAATCCCCAGAGCAGTGGGCCGGCCATGTAGATCACGAGCACGTCGATCACAGCTAGATCTGAAATGCCTCGGGACAAACCAACGACCAAGTAGACGGTGGAGATGAACAGAGCGACCGCATACCAGGCGGCAAATTGACTACGGACAAATCGTCGCCCAATGGCGACAACTCCAATGAGGGCAGCGAATATCAGCGCGCCTGCCGCGAACTCCTTGAAGGCGTTCGGGATCACCACGCAGAGGATCAGCAGCGCGCCATAGATGAGCGTGGTTGTCAGGTGCAGCACGACCGGGCGAATTATAGACGTCCGCCCTCAGCCTCTATCAGATCAGGTACCAGGCGATCGCTATGGCCACTGCGGCGGCTATCCAGCCCCACAGTGGAATCACTGTGCCGGCCTCATTCTGCGGGAGTACATAGCAGCCGTCGTTATTCGGCCAACGCCGTTTTATGCGGCCCAACTCTTCCAGTTCCTGCACCTCGTGTTTCATCAACGGCTCGTAGCGGTCGTCAGGCAAGTCTGTCACGTAGAAGAGGCCGCTATGCTTGCCGTCTGCGGCGTAAAGCTCGCGGAACGGCGACTCGGCCAACAGGTGCACAACGCGCTCTTGTTTCGGGCTCATTCCAACCTCCTATGCTGTGATGAATTTCACACCCGCTCAAAGGTGCCCGACATATCGCTGGCCAGGAGCGTGACCTCTGCATCTTCCGGCTCCACGTCCAGGAAGCGCACCACGGCGTCACCGAGCTCGTAGGTGATGTCGACCAGCTGCCCGGGCTGGCTGGGGTGATCGAAGTAGAGGTGCCGGCCAGCCCGCATGCCGGTGAAGCGCACGAGGGGAGGGAGCCAGGGCTTGTCGGTGCTCATGGCCGCGTTATACCGCTACGGTGGCTTCACGCTGTCCCGGCCGGCGGATTGGTAGCGGAAATGAGCGGCGGCGCGCTCCTCGTCCGTTTCGGGCAGCTCCCGGACCTCGCGCGTGCTCAATTCCGGGCGAGCGCCGGGATAGCTTGCGGCATCAGCGGCCGTCATGGGAAAGCGGGTCAGGTACGGGCGAGGGCGACCGGGGGCCGTCACCCACCACTTGAAGTATTCGACTTGGCGCATGCCCCATCTTCCATCATTCCGCTCCTTGAGGGGCCGGAAGAAGGGCGGCAGCATCGTACTCTTGCTGCCATTTGGCCTGCACCTCCGGTCGGAGCTGATCGAACTTTGGCGCGAAGGTGTTCCCCTGCGCCATGTAGTCGTAGTAGCGCTCCACCGTGTCCAAGCCATATTCGCGGACGGCCTGCGCGCAAAAAGCGGAGTGTTTGTCACTCATGTTCCGTCACTCCTTGAGGGGCTAGGGCAGCAGCAGTCAATACAAACCTTCGCTGTACAGCTTGGGGCCATTCAGACCTTCGCCGCAGGCACGAGGGCGCGTGATCTGCTGGGCAGCAGTCGCAACGGTAAACGCTTCCTCGCGCGAAAGGTACACGCCGTGCTGATCGACAAAGCCCTGGTCCTCGTCGTGCCGGTGCGTGAACTTTGCGCCATCACGGCGGGCAGCAATCTGCTTGTGCATGTCGGCGCTGTAATGCCGAACGCCTAGCAGCACATCGCCATCGGCCGCCCGAATTGCGGCGCAAACAATCCTTCGTTCCGTCATCACATCTCCATTCCTCGGCGCTACACCGAGCTTTGCCGTTTCCGGCGATTCTCTCCGAGAGGCACTCGCGGAGACATCAGGTGTGGGGGCGGGGCATCGCCACGTAAACGATGTCGCTCATGGACCGGGGCGGCTCTATTCCCCGCTCATGGCGCAGGCCGCTGTCGATGGCCTCCCGCAACGAGCGGACTAGGGCACCTGGGCGCAAGCCGAGCCCGGTGCGGCCGTGTTCGCTGCCATCGTGCAGGAGCAGCCCGCCCGGCTCGTTCGCCATGCGCTCCAGCCAGTCGATCCGTTCGGCGTCTGTGAACTGCATTTCTCACCTCCAAAATTTTCCGCCGAACGCTCGGCGCGGCCAATGGTAGAAAAGGTGGTACGGCTGACGTAACCTGCTGTCAGACAAGAAGTTGCCGCTCCCGCCCTCTCCGCCAGTAATTGTCCAAGAGCGTCCCGGTTTGTCCAAGTACATCCATCGGACAACCGGGACCGCCTCTCATAACCTTCGGTAATCGTCCTGTACAGTCCGTTCCTGTCCAGATCAAGCCAGCAGTCGCGCATGGTATCGGTCGTGGCACAGAGGCCGGAAATACCATGACCCTGACCGTCCGCGCGGTCGAAACCGCCAAGCCCAAGGACAAGCCCTACAAGCTCGCTGATGAGAAGGGGCTGTACCTTTATGTCTCCAAGGCAGGAGGCAAGAGCTGGCGCGCCAACTTCCGGGAGGCAGGGAAGCAACAGACCCGGACCTATGGTCGCTATCCGTCCATGACCCTTGCCGACGCCCGCAAGGCTCACCAGGCGGCCAAGGAAGCGCCGGAAGCCGTGGCTGAACCCACAGGGCCCACCTTTGAGGCAGTCGCCAAGGAATGGCTGCTCACGCACCTGCCGGGTCTGTCCAACCCCAAGCACAAGAGCCAGGTTCAGGGGACGCTGGAAAACTACGCCTACAAGCAGCTCGGCCCCAGACCGATCAAGCAAATCGAGCGGGAGGAACTGGTCAAGGCGGTCAAGGCCATCGGCGGCGGCAAGGTCGAAACCGCGCACCGGGTCGCCGGCCGAATCACAGCCGTCTTCAACTACGCGCAGGACGCTGGAATCCTGAAGATCCACCCGGCGCACAACCTCACCCGGGTACTGGAGGCACGCAAGGTCAAGAGGCCGATGGCGAGTGTCCAGCCGGAAGAGGCCGGCGAACTGCTGCGGGCGGTCCAAGGCTACACAGACACTGTGACTCGGCTCGGCCTGCTGCTGCTTGCTCACACCTTCGTCAGAGTGGGCGAGCTGCGACTGATGCGTTGGTCCGAACTGAAAGAGGGCGGGGCGGTCTGGGTCGTTCCAGAAGAACGCATGAAGCTCAGGCTCCCGCATGTCGTGCCGCTGTCCAAGCCCGCACAGACCATCCTGGCGACCCTGCGCGAGATGACGGACGCTGAGCTTGTGCTCGACTCCCCTGCCAACCCGGGACACCCGCTGTCCGAGAACACGCTGCTTTTCGCCCTGTACCGGTTGGGATACAGAGGCAAGATGACAGCTCACGGATTCCGCGCGCTGGCGTCTACCGTTCTCAATGAGCAGTCCGGGTTCCCGCATGATGTGATCGAGCGTCAGCTAGCCCACAAGGAAACGGACGCAGTGCGGGCGGCATACAACCGCGCCGAGTACCTGCCGCAGCGCCGGGAACTCATGGCGTGGTGGTCGACATGGCTTGAAGGTGCCGCTGCAGGTCAGAAACCCGCCAGCGAGTAGCCCCGCCGATCTTCACAGGCTTGGGCAGTATCCCCTTCCTCACGTTCTCCCGGAAGGCTGAGCGTTTCAGCCCGAACAGCTCTGCTGCCTCAACGTCTTTCAGGGCTAGTTTCTCACTCATCGCGTTTCCTTCGGTGCTCGGAACTCAACCAAGGCAGATGAATTGCAGGAGGAGACGCCTAATACCAAGGAATGAATCCCTGTCAGGCGCTGTATCTCTTCTGCGGGAAGGGTGTCGGTCATGCCTTACCGCCCGATTCAGCAGTAGGAGGGCGTACCCCTTCATGGCCGCTGTCGCTCAAGCCAGGGATGTGCACGTCGCCGCTGACCGTCAACAGCTTGCGTTGCGCGTCGGTCAGGTGGATTTTTTCGACCCTCGATCCGCTGTGCGCGTTGAATCGCGCCACCAGCTCGCGGGCCAGCAGTTCGTGCTCAGCGCGGGTCCGGTTCGAGTCATCGAAGCCCATCCAGCCGACGACTTCGTTCCCATCCGCGTCAAGGATGGCGGTGGTGTTGTTCGCGCTGAACACCTTGAGCGGGCCGCGCGGTAGTTTTGCCTTAGCCACGGCCACCCCCTTGCTGCTGGCTTCTTCCACCATTCCCGGGGCAGGGGCGCTCTCGGCCGCCATCGCGGCGTCGATGGCTTCCCCCACGTCACAGAACTCACCCACCTCGTCGGGGACCCGGCGCTCGACGCCGTGCACCTCCAGGATCACGCCGGACGGCACTTGATCGGTGTAGCACTCCCCGATGTAGGCATCCTTGGTGAGCCAGCGATAGCGTGCGGCGTCGCGTTGCAGTTTGGCCAACTTGTCGGCGGGGACGGTTACGGCGTTACTCATGCTGTTGTGCTCCATCAGGTCTTGCCGCACCCTCGGCGCTGGCCTCTCTCGCTTCTGTCGGCTCCTTGGGGTGGGTGGCGGCGAGCTCGGCCCTTGCCTTGTCGACCCACTCTTTGCGTGCCACCATCGGCGCGTAGTGCCACGGCAGCGGGGTGGTGCCGCGATAAGTCGGGTGCTCCGCATACAGCATGCGAGCCCGGTCCACCACATCGGCATCCTCGTAGATCGGCCGACATTGGCCGTCGCAATACTGCGTCATGATGCAGCGGCACTCGTCGTATCCGACCAGCTTCGGCTCTCTCGCTTCTACAGGGGGAGGTGCAGAGGTGGCGAGGGCGGCGAGCTTCGCGATGGATTCGGGCAAGGTGCGCCAGCCGTCACGTTGGACGCCTGCGGCTGCCAGCGCGTCCCACGCCTCGTTTACGGCCGCAGCCTCGGGGCTCTCGCCTTCGTAGAACAGGTGCTTTCCGGTCTCGCGGTCGTGCCACACGCCGTGATCCATGAAAAATCGGCCCTGGTCTGCCGGTACTGCGGCAGGCACCGTTCCTTCGTTGAGGGTGGTGGTGTCAGAAGCCATCGAATTCGGGGAGTGCATCGAATTCCTCCTTGCTCAGATAAACGTCCTCGGTGCGGTAGTCGTCGGGCCGCTCCGAATCGACCATGGCGGCAACGTCACCAGGAGGGACGACGCAGGTAGTGCCGTCATGGCTCACGCGCACGTAGCGCACGCGAGGGCGTCCGAAGGCGTCGAACATCACGCCGCGCGGCGGGCACTTGATCGTCGGGTTCTCCCTCTCATTCGACGGGGAGGGGGAGGCGGCACCGGGAGGTGCAGGAAGCGGCATCCAGTGGGATGGCGTCCAGCTTGCCCCGAACAACTTCCAGCCTTCGTGGTGGTAGTGCTGTCCCATCTTGATCCGCCAGTCGCCGGGGCGGTCAAACTCGCACGCGACCAAAACGAACTCGCTGCGGTCACGCGCTGGCAAAGTGGGCGGCAGGCGGTCACTGCAGTTAATCCAATTCCCCATTGCGCTGGATGCGGGCCACGGATCAACGAGCCCGACGATTCCCCGCATTGCGGTTGCTGCATCAATGCAACCGGGAGGCAGATAGCTATTCACGATCTCCAGCACGGCGAGCAAGCGCTCCTCGAACACGGGTTCGCTGGAGGCGGCAGACTCCCCTGTCTTTCCTGCATCGGTGAGCGGGCGATTCTTGGCTACAACGGCGTCGACCTGTTCATCGGTCATGCCATGACAAGTGCACAGCTCAACAGCTTTGCCCTTGCGCCAGCACGCGCCGCCGGGCTTGTTGGTGTAGCGACACGCACGCACTGCTCCAGCGCGGTTTTCTTCGCTGCCCTGTGCCTGGGGTGGGGTGGGGTGGATGCCAGTGGCGAGCAGGTTTTTGACGATTGCTGCCGCAGCAGGGATGTCGCTGTCTTCCAGTGCATCCAGCACCGCCTGCAAAGCACCGTAGCGCGCCATACCGGGGAGGTCTGCCACGATGCGCCGTTCAGGCTGTGCTGGGGTGGGTGCGCCCTGAGTGGCGGCGGCAGCAACCAAATCCGCTGCAGCGTGGCGGGCGTCACGGTGGCCCCGGCAGTAGTGGGTGTAGGCGTCGGTTCCGTCGTAAGGCTTGCACGGCAGGTTCATGATCTGCTGGCGCAATTCGTCCACGCTGGGTGCGGGCTGAGTGGCGGTGGCAAATAGCGGGACAGGGCTGCCGTTCGGTGGCAGTAGTGCGAAAGGAATGGCGTCGTAACTGTGGAACAGCGATCCGCAGCAAAGCCATGCCGCGGGCTCGCTCAGTTCTGCGCTTCCCTGATCGGGGGTGGCGCGGCGATTCCATGCGGCAATGGCTTCGGCTTTCGTCTGACCTGCGGTAAACGGCTGGGCTTCGCACCCAGGGTTGTTGCAGTGGACGGAACGCTCGTTGAGTACCTCCGGCTCTCCGCCACAAAACGGGCAGGGATCGGGGGTGGCGCGGGGGGATTCGGTCATGATGTTGCTCCAGGAAATCCGTCGTGCGTGACCCCATCGAGCAGGCGGCCGGCGACCTTCTTGCCGACGCGGCCGATGCACTGCTGGTCATCGATCACGCCGTCCAGGGAGTCCAAGTAACCGGGTCTGCCAACGTCGCGCCATTCGCCGTCGACGTGTTCGAGCGTCCGAAAGCGCGTTTGCTCCGGTGGATCGTCCACGTCAGAGTCGCTGAATTGCGACCAAGGGAGCCACTCGCCCCACTGCTTGAACAGGAACGGCACGCTGGCGGCGGCGCATTGATCGCGCAGGCTGCGGGCCCAGTCCGGGTGCATCGGCCTGGCGCCGGGACCGCTCTCTCCGCCGACGATGACCCAGTGAAGTTTCTTGACCAGCGGCCTTTCACCGAAGAGCGGGCCGCCCCCCATCGGGAGACGTATGTACCGAGTGATCAAATCCACCGGTCCCAGCAGCGGCTCCATGCTCAGGAACCGCACGCGCGCCGGCGTCGCCAGCAGCTTCGGGATGTCGCGGTCGGCCTCTTCCTGGTTGACCACGGTGGCGCCCAGCCAGACGTTTGACGGGAGAGGCTTGTGCATGCAGCCGATGGCACCCATCGCCACCTGCGACATGGACCGCGCGTTGCCGATCCGCTTCGTCAACAGCAGCCAGTCGAGCTGCGGCGTCGCCTCGATGAGGCGGAACAGGTCCACACGCCACTCGGGCGGTACCTGGTTGTCGAACACATCGGCCAGCGAGGCGCAGAAGACCCGGAATCGTCGGCCTTCGCGCTCGGCCTGCGCGTTCCACTTCAGCGGCAGGCGCCAGTTCGCATCGGTGGTGCGCCGGCGCGGCGAGTCACCCCACTGCACCGTGCCGGATCGCTTCGCCCAGCCCTCGGCGTAGCAGTGGTCGCAGCCCGGGGACACCTTCGTGCAGCCGGTCCATGGGTTGAACGTGTGGTCCGTCCATTCAATCTTGCTGTTCTCAGCCATGGGCCACCTCCGCCTGCAGCTGGTGCTGCGCCTCGATGTGGGAGGGCATGTTCAGGCCTCTGCCTTCTGGCCGGCCGGCGCCGCCTCCGCCTCCGCCGCGTACTTCGTGAACGGCAGCGCCTTGATGTGCTGACCGAAGTAGCCGCCGATGGACTCGGCGGCCTTGAAGGCCTCGAAGGTCGCCGGCTCCACCTGGTGGTAGTGGTAAATGGCGCCGGTGCCGCGGGTGAACGTCACGGCCAGTTCCTTGGTCGCCGGGTCGTAGCCGATGGCCTTCACCTGGCTGGAGTTGACGGCGAGCAGCTCGATCGGCGGGCGGGCTTCGTTGGCGAAGGCCTGGGGCGGGGTGTAGGTTTTGGGCATGGTGGGCTCCGGGGTTAGGCGGCTTTCGCCAGTTGGTCGCACACCACGGCCAAGTGGCTGATGGCGGCATGGAGAATTCGCGGCAGGTCGCCGTGGTGGTACAACTTGGCGGCGCCCTCGCGGCCGGCCGGCGGGAAGCCGAGGGTTTCCAGGCCGGCGGCGTCGATCTGGAACGGGGCGATATGGGCCTTGATCTGGCCGAGGGTCATAGTCGGAGGTCCGGCAGGCGCGGCCGGCGCCCGGGTGGGCATGGGGATGACGGCGGGGCCGGCGGCGGGCTTTGCGGCCTCCGCGGCATGGTGGACCGCCAGGTCGGCGATGATCCCGCTGGCGGCCTGCTCCATCGCGTCTAGCAGCTGCGGCGGCAGGTCGTCGGCCTCACGGGCGCCGCTGATCGCTTCCATGGCAGCGGAGCCGGCGGCATTCGCCTCGGCGCGGCGGCGCTGGATCTCCGCCTGGCGCTCCTGTTCGACCTGTGCCGCCGCCTGTTGACGCTGCGCCTGCTGGGCGGCCTCCCGCTGCCGGCGCTCCTCGGCTTCCCGCGCCTCCTGCTCGCGCTGCAGCTTGGCCTGCTCCTCGGCCCGGATGCGGGCGCGCTCGCGTTCCGCCAGTTCGGCGGCCCGGCGTTCTTCGGCGGCGCGGTGCTCCGCGATCCGACCCTTTACCAGCTCGCGGACGTCGTCGGCCGGCTTGCTGATGAAGGCGAGCCGGTCGGCGAATAGGTGCTCATAGCCCTTGGCCTCGTCATCCAGGGCGGCCAGCGCCGCACGGATCTTGCGGGCGGACTCGTCGGCCGCGATCTTGGCGTTGGCCAGCACCGTGTCCAGCGCGTCCTGCATGCTGGCGAAGCTGCGCTTGCTCTTGATGGCGCCGGCCCAGTCGGGGGTAGGGAGAACGATCCAAGGCCCGCCGGTGGCGACCTTGGACGCCTCGATGTGTTGCTCGTAGGCGCTGCGCGCCGCGGAGATCATGGCCGCCTTCTTGGCCTTGTCCTCGCGCTCGACGTCCTGCTCGAGTTTCAGGGCCGTCAGGCGCATGTCCTCGCACCAGGCGTCGATCATCCGGGCGGCCTCACCGACGGTGACGGTCTGCGCCAGCATGGCGTCTTTGGCCAGCCGGGCCTGCTGGATGTTGTCGCGCAGCAGCTTGGCCGACTCCTTGGCGTTGCTGAAGTCCTGGTCGGTCACCAGCGCGATGGCTCGGACCTCCGCCAGCCTCTTCGCCAGCGCCTGGCCGTACTCCTGCATGTTGCTGGTGGTGATCTCGCCCTTGGCGTGGATCACCAGCGCCGGCAGCGCGAGCGTCACTTCGGCGGCGGGCCGCTCCTTGATGTCGGCCGGCGTGTAGACGGCGAGGTCGGCATCGAACTGGTCCCAGCCGGCGACGACGCGCTCCATCCAGAGCAGGGCCTCCTCGCGGGTCACCTTGGCCCAGACCATGCGCTCCGGCGTGCCGTCGGAGACGACGAAGTACAGTTCTTCGGCGCCGGTGACCAGCAGGACCTGGGTGCACTGCGGCATGTGCTCGTCGGGCACCAAGCCGGCCGCCACCATTGCCGCGAGGTCCTCGGCCCACTGCTTGTGCTCGATGGCGATCCGGTCGTCCATGGTCAGGCCGTCGCAGCTGGCGGACAGATGGCCGCGCGACATGGTCACTGGGTAGAGGTCCTCGCCGATCAGCTTCTCGAGCAGCGGCCGGGCCTTGGCCTCAACCTCGTGGCCCTTGTCCAGCACGTTGCGCTGCAGCCATTCGCTGAATTCGCGCGCCAGGCCGGTGTGCTTCATGTGCAGCAGCTCGGTGCGCTTCATCTTTTTCGACAGGCCGAGGGCGGCTGCCGCCTCGCTGGCGCCGCGGTGCTGCAGCCGGAACTGGTGCCAGGCATCGGTGCCCTGAGCCAACTGGTGGGTGACCTTCGGCAGGGCGAGGATTTCGTCGAGGCGGCTCACGATGCAGCCCCTTGGCCGGAGGTACCCTTGATGGCCCAGCTCGCGATCTCCACCTTCTGCTCCTGCGTCAGCGTGTTCTTCGTCTCCGCCGTGGCGATAACGTCGTTCACGGTCTTGCCCCCGGCGATGGCCTTTTTCCAGCCTTCAGCCTTGTTGGCGAAGTCCTCGTCGGACAGTGCCGGAAGCCCGACCGCGCCCGCGCCGGTGGAGTCGTCGTCATTGCCAGCGCCGTCGTCGCTGGCGGACGGGTCCGGGGTCGCCACCCAGGTCTCGGCGTCGATCACCACGTTCTGGCCACGCTCCGCCGCGTTGGCTACGTCCATGGCGGCCGTGAGTTCGATCGACTGGGGCATGTACTTCAGCACCTGGAGCAGCGGCACCTTGCGTGCGTACATTTCCCAGTTGTCGTAGCTGTAGTGACGCTTGCCGACCTTGTTGAACTTGTCGCGGTGGTTGGCGATCTTGCGAATCGGCCAGACCTCGATCACCGGAACATCGTTTCCCTTGATGCGGCCGATCGCATACACGTGCGTCAGGTTCGCCGGGTTGTCGTCGCCGTTATCACCCGGCTTGTGCGTGACGAAGGGGCGATCGCCCAGCGCGTAGTCGAAGTCATCACCTTTGTAGACGGCGCCCGTCCAGACCGTGCAGCGGCCGGAGCGGTTGGCGAGATCCACAAGGCCTTTCCAACCGGGGACGAAGGTGCAGGTGCCCTTGTACGTGATCAGGTAGCCCTGGCCGTTGACGTTGGGCTCCAGCCCCAGCTGGCAGGCCGTGAGGATGGACGCGGCGATGCTGCGTTGGGAGCAGTTGCCCAGTTCGGGGTTGCTACTGAACACCGTCAGCGCCAAGCGCGTGATGCGGCCCGGCTTCATGAAGGTGGGGAGGGCCAGCGCCATCTGCGGCTCCAGCTTCTTCAACCAGCTGCCGAACTGGGTCGGGCTGTCGAAGTGCGCTACTTGTCGGTCGTTGCTCATGGTTTCTTTCAGCGGAAGAAGGGAAGGGAGACCACCAGGGCGCGCAGGAGGGACTCGCGGCGGCTGAAGAACATCCGGCGATGCCGGCGATAGGCGGCGACAAAGTCGGTGTCCAGCACGCGGCAGACGACGGCCGCGATCAGGATGCGTAGCGCCATGGAAGCCAGCACCAGGGTGGAGCGGCGGCGCTGGCCCGGCGACAGCAGAACCGCCTGGATGATCTCGGCCTGCGATCCCAGGGGCTGCGGCGGCGGGGTCCAGGCTCCGCCGATGACGATGCCTGTCCGCGTGGTGACGATGCGGGCGCGATTCATGCGAACCACCATCCGACGATGCCGGCCCAGACGGATACGACGAACACCAGGGCAGCGAAGCCGGCGGGGCTTTGCACGAACTTGGCTGACGCCGCCTTGCAGCACGTGCAGCTCTTGTAATTGCCAGTCGCCAGATAGGCGCGGTTGCAGCAGGTGGGGGAGGTCATGTGGCGCTCCCGGTAGCCTTGGCGATGGCGGCGCGGTAACGCTCGGCGTCGGCCGGCGTGATCTGGTCGAACCAGTGGGCCGCGTGCTTGAGCTCGCGCACCAGCTCGTTGATCACCTCATCGCGCTCGTCGAAGGGCGCCAACTCGTGCGCCGGGACGTGCTGCCGGTAAATGCGCAGCTCGTGATCGTCGGCGTTGATCGGCGGGATGACGAGGGCGTCGTCGAGGACGATGTCGGCGTGCAGCACGTCCTCCTCGATGCAGAGGCCGCGCACCACACCCGTGACGCGCTTGCCGTGGAAGTCGTGATGCCGAACGCGCTGGCCGATGCGCAGCGAGATTTCGACGCCGGCGGCCGCGCTCATGACGGCACCCCACAGGTGCAGGCCCCGACGAAGCCGCGATGGCTCTCGCCGGTCGAGGTGCCGCCGCACAGGGTGCAACTGCGCTGGTAGTGCGCCGGCAGCTGCATCAGGCGCTTCTGCGCTTCGACGAATGCCTTGGGCCAGGTGGTCCCGGTTTGCGCCCGGGATGCCTTGATGCGATCGGCCAGGGCCTGCATCTCCGCGGCCAAGCCCATGATGGTGGGCTCCGGCTCATCGTTCTGCGCTGCGAGGTGGTTACCCTTCGCTCGAATCTCGAAGGCACCACCGGGCCGCCCCGCCGCTACCTGCACTTGCCCCGTGGGCTTTGGTGAGGTGGTCATGCGCGGGCTCCCGTGGCCCGTGCAGTCAAGCCGCGCCAGGCGCGAGGTTTCGGCGCGCCGTCGTAACGCCCCCGCATAGCCTCGGTCTCTTGCGGATCGCTGCACCCGTAGTGCCACCGCGTTCCGTCCCAGAACTGGTACTCCTCGCGCACGCCGAAGTCCTTCTGGTAGACGCCAACGCGAACCGGCGCCACATCGGCTGGGAACCAACGGGTCAGCCGCGGCCGCCTGGTCTCCGCCGCTACCTGTACTTGCCTTGCCTGCTCCATCTTTCAGCTCCTCGCCGTGTTTGGTGGCGTGGAGTGAAGTATGGACAAACATGTCCATGGCAGCAAGACATATTTGTCTATTTCCGACTAATGGTAGTGGGTACTCGAAACAGGTGTGAACGGTCGGTTTCGACGGACAGGTGGCAGAGGTGTGGAAAGCCTCTCGCTGACGCCTCGCCCGAATGGATGAGGCAGACCTAAGTGGTGCGGGTAGTCCCTAAGTTTGACGTCCGCATTCCGCAAGCCGCTTTACTGATGAGTAGTGCCGATTTGCGGAATACGGACGTTTTGGACCGTCCGAATTCCTGACGGTCTTCATCGTCGTATGACAATCCAGTGCCACCATCTGACCCAGCAAACAACGAAGTTATGAAGGTCAGTAGTGAGTCAAGAGGAATTCAGCCAGATCGGTGAACGGCTGAGACAGGCCAGAAAGAGAGCAGGGGTAACGCAGGAGCAAGCGGCGGCAGAGGTTAAAGTGGCCCGCAGCACGATCAGCAACTGGGAAGCGGGCCGAAACCTGCCTTGCCTATTGCAATTTCGGCAGCTCACCAATCTCTACGCAGCGTCCCCGGCCCGGATCTTGAACGGCCGGTCAATCGTGGAGCTCACCAGGCACGAACGAGTGCAGATCCTCGAAGCGACCCGCTCCCTGGATGAGAGCCTGATGCGCAGGGTTGACCTGCTACTGCAGATGCTCGATCCGGCGTAGCTTCCTGTACTCCCTCACATCCACCAGCGTCTTGAACCGGTGGTCGTCCTTGGACAGCCAGTGCATGTTCTGCCTGGTGTCCGGCCCGCCAGCGCATAGCGGCACGATGTGATCGACCTCCCAACCTGGGCAGGAGCCGCGGCGTAGGCTGGTGGCAGGGCAGGGGTTCTCTCGGATAAAAGCGCGGCGCTCGGCGGCTGACCGTGGCGTTTGGCCAGCCACCGAATGCGCCATCAAAGCAAGCAGGATCGCCGCAAGTGCCTGCACGGCGCTATGGTGACTTGAGCCAGGCTATCAAGTGCGCGAGTACGTAGGCAGGCCAGTAGAGCACTCTCTCCGCTGTCCAGAAAACCAAATCCTCTTCGCGGCGCTGGTGTCGACACAGCCATGCGACTGCACCTCCAATCGCCATGTACGCGGCCCATGCGATGACGGCATCCATGCTCGGCCCCTGTTAGTGGTGAACCGCCTCTAGGACCTCGAGTGGCCGCCTGATCGGCTTCTCGTTCGGCTGTAGCCCAGGGATGAGGATCTGCCAAGGCTCCAGGTCGAAGAACTTGGCGATCAGCTCTATCGCGTCCAGCTGCGGCGCGACCTCCCGGTCGAGATAGCGGCGGATGCTCTTACTGGAAATCCCGGCCTTCCAGCCGGGCAACTTGACCAGGCTCTCCGGCGACATCCCCTTCTCGTGGGCATCCATCAGCCGCCGAAGGTTCTCGGCGAACTCCTTGACCGACTGGCTCGCGCGAGCGCGTTCTTCCGCTGGCGTCAGGCTGCTACTTGGCTGCTTCCCCATCCCTGAATCATCGCCCAAGGCGTTGACATATTTGCCCAAAGAGAGATGGTTGGCATTCATGGACACATTTGTCTTGTAGAAATGGACATATACGTCTATGCTTGCCGTATGAGCGATCAACCCGACCTTCTCGGCGATGTCGTCCGCGAGCTGAACAACCGGCAAGGCGACCTCGTGACAGTGGCCCGTGAGACCGGCATCCCCTACGACACGGTGCTGCGGATCAAGCGACAGGAGAACGACCCCGGCTACTCCAAGGTCGCGGCACTGCATCGCTACCTGTTCGCAGGGACCCGCGAAGAACAGAAAGCCGCCTGACCCCATAACGACATCCCACCCGGAGACAACATGCCTGAAGGAACACCCACCGGCGAGCCGATGCTTTCGCGGCCGTTGCAGATCGGCCCATTCGGCACGATGCACGCGGAGCTGAAGTGCGCGATCGACCAGCAGACGCTGGAGTCCTTTGACCGCAAGGCCCACGCGGCCGGCGTCACCCGCTCGGATGTGTTGCGCAATCTCGCGTACCTGTTCGTGCATGGAAAGTCGTTCGACGTCTTGATGGCTGAGGCGGCCAATCGTCGTATGCGGCTGCTCCTGGGGGAAGGGCTTGAACTGGCCCAGGAAATCCAGGCGCTGCAGGTGCGCGGCGAGGTGCAGGCATGACCAGCAAGCAGAAGATCGCCATCGGCCCTCTGTCGACCAAGGCCCGCGGCAGCCACTACCAGCCCTCGAGGGCCGACTTCACGGGCTACCAAGTGCCGGTGTGCAACGCCTCGAGCAAGGCTCCGCTGGTGATGGGGCAGGGCTGGGCATCAGCTCCGCGGCCTGGATCGCTGGACTACAAGCGGCATCCGTCGAAGGGCGGCTGCTAGGCCATGACCAACCAAGAGCCCGCCCTCTCCGAGCCTGCCAGCGCTCAGCAGGCGGACTGCCTCCACTCCAATTTCTCAGCAGCAGAACCTGTCAAGGGCCAGACGGTGCCGACGGCTGATGTCGGAGAACACAGACACAGCCATTGGAAAGGCTATGCCGGGTGAGCTTCGACGCGATCAGGTGGGCTCTAGACCAGCCTGTCACCCCTGCGATGACCAAATTTCTGTTGGTCACCATGGCTGACTGCGTCAACGCCGAAGCAGGAGACATGACCTGTTGGCCGTCGTACGCGCGCCTGGCGAAGCGCACCGGAATGAATACCAAGACGGTCGAGGCCAGCGTGTCTCGGCTCAAGGAAATCGGATACCTCGTTGACACCGGACGGCGCGCAGGAGACACCGGCAAGGTTGTCGTCTACCGCCTCAATGACCCCAAGACTGGGTGCATTAAGCCAGGACCTCAGACCCCGAACGCGAACGGCACGCGGCCGCAGAACGACCCCGAAAGTGGTGGCGTTACCCCCGAAGGTAATCCCCCCAAATCTGACGTTAATCCCCCCAAATTAGGCGGCCAATCCCCCCAAAAAGTGGAGGAAACGACCCCAAAACAGGGTGACGTAATCAGTAAGGGAACCAAGAAGAGAACCAGGAAAGAACCAGGAAGTGGAGCGGCTGTCGCCGTCATTCCGGGGGTTCCTGCCGTCCTTCTTTCGGACTGGCTGGTGGTTCGCAAGGACAAGCGCGCCGGCACGTTGACGCAGACCGCCGTCGACGGATTGCTGCGCGAAGCGACGAAGGCAGGGCTCACGCCGGAAGAGGCCGTTCGCCTGTGCATCGAGAAGAACTGGATCAGCCTGAACGCTGGCTGGGGTGGCGTGACGGCCAGCCCGCTGGTCAAGAGCAAGCACGCCGGGTTCTCCGGCAAGAACTACCGCGAAGGAGTTTCCGATGACGGATCGTTCCATTGAAAAGCTCGGCGAGCAGGCGGACACCGTCGCCACCGCCCTGTCTGCAGTTCTTGAGCCGCTGGGCAGCCGGCAGCAGTCGTGTGACAAGCACGGGGAGTACACCTCCAACGGCACGAAGCTGTCGCGCGGTCGGGAAATCTGGACCCGCTGCCCCGGCTGCCGCTCCGACTATGACGCCGCGGAGCAGCAGGCGCGCGAACTGCGCGCTGCGGAACAAGCCCGAGCCGACATGGAAGCGAAGTTGGAGCAGGTCGCCATCCCGGCCCGCTTCGTTGGCCGCACTCTGGACAACTTCAACGCCGACACCGAGCAGCAAAGCTACGCGCTGACGGTAGCCAGGGACTACGCCGAGAACTTCAGCCAGTACGCGAAGCGAGGCGAAGGCCTCATCCTGTCTGGGCTGCCTGGCACCGGCAAGAGCCACCTCGCCGCGGCCGTCCTGCAGGCGCTGCTGCCCCGTCGCGTGGGGATGTACGTCACCTGCATGGGGATCATCCGCAGCGTGCGCGGCACTTGGCGTAAGGATTCGGAGCGCAGCGAGTCCGACGTGCTGCACATCCTGCGCACCGTGCCGCTGCTGGTGGTTGACGAGATCGGAGTGCAGTACGGCACCGATGGCGAGCAGACCATCCTGTTCGATGTGCTGGACGGCCGCTACCGCGAGATGCAGCCGACCATCCTGCTGACCAATCAGGACCGGGCCGGCCTGAAGACCTTCATTGGCGAGCGCGCTTATGACCGGTTGACGGAAACCTCGCGCTGGATTCCCTTCGATTGGCCTAGCTACCGGCTGCAGGCCCGCAAGGAAGCGGCGTGAACGCGCTCCCCCACCGCCAGACCCTGCCGGAATCGGTGCGCGCGGCGATGTGCGTGCTGGACCGGGCTTCCGAGGGGCAGGCGATTCCGACGCGGGACATCGAGCGGGCGCTGCGCGTCACAGGCGACGTCGGTTGGCGGCATGAAATGCACGAGCCGGTGCTGCTGGTGGATCCGTTCCCGGTGGAGCACTGAGCCTATGCTGCCGCCCACCGTCGCCCGCTGCCCCGGCGAGATGTACGTCCCGCCGACCATGGAATTCGCCTGCCTGCCGGACGAGTGCATGGGCTGCGCGCGGCGCATGGAGGGCATCCGCGACTACATGAGCGGGGCTGCTGTGGAGTGGATGACGCCAGCCGGCAAGACGCCTTGCCCTGACCGCCTGGAGCCGAAGAAATGAGGCGCGCTGCCAAGGTCGACGCAACCCACGACGCCATCGTGACGGCGCTGCGGGCGGCTGGTGCCAGCGTGCAGAGCCTGGCGCCGGTAGGCAAGGGCTGCCCCGACGCCTTGGTGGGCTACCGCGGCATCACCTACACCATCGAGTTCAAGGCGGGGCGGACATCCAAGACGGTGAAGGCGGCACAGGACAAGTGGCATTCGGAATGGCGCGGCCAGCCGGTGGCGATCGCCTTCACCCCTGATGACGCGCTGCGCGCAATCGGAGCACTCGCATGAACCCATGGAACCTGACCGCGCGCGAGGCCGAAGTGATGGCCCGCATGGTGGCCTGTGGCGGCGTTCAGAAGATCGTCGCCTCAGACCTCGGCCTGTCGGTGAAGACCGTCGACACCTACGTCGGCAGGGCCACCGAGAAGATCGGGTCGCGCACGCGCACGGCGGCGTTGCTCGAGTGGGACCGCAAGACGCGGCCGTCGTCGCAGCGTTCTGTTGAGCCGTGCATGCACTGCGCCGGCCTGGGCTTCGTGCAGCGGAGCGCGGCGTGAATTGCGCTCGCTGCAATCGAAAACTGCGCAACCCGGTGCTGCTGTCCGGGGTGCCGTTCGGCTCCACCTGTGCGCAAGCAGTGGCCGGTGCGCGGGCAAAGCGTAAGCGCAAGGCCGTCGAGTCCCACCACGTTGCCGCCGATCCCCGGCAGCTGCGCCTGGCACTGGAGGTGGCCTGATGGACAGAAGCTTGGCGCCCTTCATTGCAGTGGTGACCGTCCATGCGCTGGCTGCAGTCCGTGGTGACCCCGTGTCGATCATCACTCTCGCTGCTCTCGTCGGCTTGCCGCTGGGATACGGCATCTGTTGGTGCTGGGACTGCTTCGACAAGATGGCCGATGCCTGCATTGAAGGACAGGACCTGTTCTCCTATTCGTATGCCCCGGAGGTGTGGAGGTGAGCGAGACCACCCTTACCGTAATCCTGCTCCACCCGGATGACGCACCCGGGCAAGCCCGATCTGTCATGGCCGCCCAGGTGCTGCCCGCCTGCGATGCGAAGTTCAAGCGCGGCGTGCGGCGCGTGAAGGTGACGGTGGAAGACGTCGAGGACGACCGCACCGAGCAGCAGCACAAGTACTACTGGGCGGTGGTGCTGCAGGACGTGGCGGACCATGTTGTCGTCGGCGGCCAGCGGTACACGAAGGACGCCTGGCACGAATACGGCAAGCGGGAATTCCTGCCACGCAAGACGAAGAATGTGAAGGTCGCAGGCCGCCGCCGGCCGGTGGTGACGACGGTGATCGCCAGCACGACCGAGCAGAGCGTGCGCCGGATGGGCGAGTACCTGGAGAAGTGGATCGCCTTTGCCGCGGAGCACGGCGTCACCGTGTCCGAGCCGCTCCCGCCGCACTTGCGACCCCAGCGCCGCGCGCGCAAGGCGGAGACCGTCGACGCCGAGACCGGCGAGATCCTGAACCGGGAAGAGGTTCCAGCTTGAGCAACATCCATATCAGCTACACGCGGTATTCGCAGACCTGTTGCACCGTCAACGACTGTCCGACTTGTGAGCGGCCTCGCCGCATGCTGGCGCAGTTCCAGGAGTGGTACGGGTGGACTGTGACCTGCACCGGCTGCGGCGAACGCTGGCAAGACGGCGAGCACGGTGGCCGCGAGTTTCGCCCGCGCTGGAGGCAGGAAAGCATTCGCCGAGCGCGAGCGGTGCTCGCCAGCATCGGAGTGCCGGCATGAAGCGCACGCTGATTTGCCTCGCAGTGCTTGCCGTGTGCGGCCGGGCGAGCCGACAGCCCATGGTGCAGTTGTTCGGCAAGAGGTTCGCCGAATGAGCCACACCCAGCACCACGAAGGTGTGCGCTGCCAGTGCGGCCACTTCCCCGGACGCCACCGGTGGGGCGACAACGCCTGTCCGAACCCACGCTGGCGCGCCGGCAACGGACAGCCTCAGTGGCTCCAGAACACCTACCAGCCATTCACCCGCGGCGCGGCAGCGCTTTCTGCCGCACAACGATAGGAGAACCATGGAACTGCCAACCATCACGGCATCCAGCTACGTCAGTAGTACGGCAGACCCGAGATTGCTTATGGGCCATGCCGGGGTGCACCAACCGATGGGCATTGCCCAAGCAGCATTAGCCGACGCATTCCAGCGGAAGCACGACCCGATCCAAGCCATTCTTAACCAAGCACAGAAGGAATTTGCAACCATGAGCACCGCCCGCATCGTCAAAGTCTTCATCGCCGACCCCAACGAAAACCTGCCGCTGGACAAGCGCGTCCTGTACGCCGGCGACGAAAAGCTGACCGACCTTACCGACCAGGAACTGTTCTTCGATGTGCCGATGGCCGAACTGCTGGCCAAGCACAACGCCCTGCGCGCCACCACAATCGACAAGAAGCAGGAAGCAAAGTCCGGCCGCGACGTATTCCTGGAGCCGGCGCGCATCCGTGACTTGAAGATGGTCGTCGTCACCGTGGCGCAGTTCTAGGCAGCCATGTTCGGCCGCTCCACCACCGACCACCGCGAGCGCCGGGAAGCCGAGCGCGCGCGCAACCTCGCCGTGCTGCTGGCCGGCGGGGCAGGCCTGCACCGTGGCACCTATGCCGGCGGCACTTCGGGTGAGGTGGTGGAGAAGACAGAGGCCTACCGCGACCCGGTGCTGCTGGAGATGGCACGCGGCCGGCCCTGCTTGCTGCTGGTGCCGGCGGCCTGCAGCCAGCGGGTGGACACCGTGGTCGCTGCGCACTCCAACCTGCCGGAGCACGGCAAGGCCATGAGCCGCAAGGCCGACGATTGCTACAGCGCGTGGGGCTGCTTCGCCTGCCATACGTGGCTGGACCAGAGCAACGCCGCGGCGTCCCAGAAGCTGGGCGTCTTCATGGCCGCCCACGCCCGGCAGGTGCTGGCCTGGCGCCTGATTGAGATGGACCCGAACGAGCCCGAGCGCTTCCGCCGCGCCGCGGGCCGAGCCCTTGAACGCCTGAACGCCACGCTATGACCCGCAAGTCCACCCGCCGCAAGTACCGGCCCGGCATGCACCCGCTGGACGCCATCACCGCCAGCCAGCCCTTCCCGGAGGCGGAGCTGACCCGCATCCTGATCAAGGTGCAGGACGCCTTCATGCAGCTGCGCAAGGGAAGCACTGATCCGGACATCTTCGACCGGCTGGCGGCCGTCCTGAACGTCGGTCTGGTCCGCGCCGAGAGCATTGGCCAGCCGGCAGTAGAGGTGTTTCAGGCCGGTCAGCGAGCCCTGATGGAGTGCGACGCCATCTTCGGCCGCCACCGCAAGTTCGGATTCACCGGGCCCGGCCTGCTAGCCATGCAGGAGGCCGTCGACCTCTACGAGCAGATCCTGCGCCTGTCGACCCCGCTGCAGATGGCCAAGGCGCAGGAGGAGTGCATGCGCCGGGTGATGGCGGGGCACTTCGAACAAGCGCCGGCAGCAACGGCCGCCGCGGCCTGACAACAACAAGGAACCCATGAACGCCGTCACCAACAGCTACAGCGCCGCCGAGCGCAATTCCATCATGACCGCGGTGGCGCAGTCCTTCATCGCCCTGCGCGACGGAAGCAACCGCATCGGGGACTTCAACACCTTGGCGGCGGCCTTCAACATCGCCATCGTCCGGGCCGAGTCGATCGGCGAGCCGGCGGTGGAAGTCTTCCGGGCCGGCCAGCAGGCGCTGCTGCGCGCCGACCAGACCTATGACGCCATGAAGGTGTACTGGTTCTCGCAGAGCGACATGGTGGACCTGGCCAAGGGCGTGCAGGGCTACTCGGAACTGCTGGCCATGAGCACGGAGCCGCAGATGAAGGCGGCCATCGCGGAAGCCGAGCGCCGGCTGCAGGAAGGCATCCACGCACGGCTGCCGGGGCAAGCCACGCACTGAACACAACGAAGGAGTAGGGCATGGACATGGCAGTAAGCGGCGGGGGCTACGTGGAGCGTTACGTCAGCGGCGCCAACTCCTCGGACCTTTCGGTGCGAAGCGAGGGCAGGGCGGACGACGTCGAGGCGATCGTGGCGGTGGCCTGGAACCGCAGCCGCATCGGGGCCGCTCTTCTGCGCCTGCATAGCGAGTGGGACGGCGCGGCTCGCCGCGGCATGAAGCTGGAGCAAGCCTTCCGGCAGCTCCGATCGCTGGCTGACGTCAAGACCGCGATGGTCACCTGGGCGCATCAGGATCGGCGGCCGGAGCCGGACGAACTGGTGGCCGCGGTGCTGGCCTGGTGGCTGGACAAGACCTGCAAGGTCTGCAACGGCACGCAGTGGGTGACCCGACCGAACCGGCCCAAGCAACCCTGCACTGGCTGCCATGGGACCGGAGAGGCACGCATTCCCTACGGGGTGGACGGCCGGGCCCAGCTGGCTTACATGGAGTCCTGCCTGTACCGGGCCAGGGCGAGCATCAAGGCGCGCGCGCGATGAAGTGGCTCGATCGAAACATGGTGCATGGCCCGCACCTTTTCCTTGCCACCAGCGAGGCGTCGTTCAAGCGCGCCATGCGTGGCCTGGGGGTCGCGCGGGAGAAGTGGCCAACGTGGCAAGGAGACGACGCCATCGCCCGCGTGCATTCGTTCATGCACAAAAATGGCAGCTTGGCGTGCGTGGTGAGCTTCCGGCCGCCGCAAGTGTTCGATGGCATCGACGTTGCCTGCACCCTGGTCCATGAAGCGGTGCACGTGTTCCAGCAGTGGTGCGCTCATTACGAGGAGCGCGCGCCGTCGCGGGAGTTCGAGGCCTATTCGATCGACGGCATTGCGGAGCGGCTGATGCGCATCTGGGTGGAGGAGGAGAGGAAAGCCTACCGGGATCGCATGAAACGGGAACTTGCCAAGGCGGAAGGGTAGGATGGCACGATGAACGAATCAGGCGTACGCCAACAACTCACCGAAGCCGAGCGGAAGGCCTTGGGCGGCCAGCTGCGGCCCGGGGACTTCGGAGTTCCGGAGCAGCACGCTCGGGCAGCTCAGGACTATGCCGCACGGCTGGTCGCGGAGGAGCGCGAGCGCTGCGCCAAGCTGTGCGACGAGGTCGTAACCGAAACCGTGGCGCGGCTCGGGTATGGCGACGAGTGCTCAGTCGTGGCAAGCAACTTGGCCGCTGCTATCCGCAAGGGTACGCCATGAAGGTATCAGACCTCACCGGCGCGCAGCTGGACTACTGGGTGGCGAAGGCGCAGGGATGGATCAAGACCCGCAGCCAGTACGACGACAAGCCCCTGCTCTGGGACACCGGCGGCGGGTTCTACCGGATAGAGGGAGTCGCCGGAGCGGAAGGCGACGAGCGCTGGCGACCGTCGACATGGTGGGGGCACGGCGGCCCGATCATCGAGCGGGAGCAGATCGCGATCTATCACGACTACGAGCATTGGCTGGCGGTGATGCCAGGGGCAATCAGCTACCCTGGTGACGTTGACCACGACGACGTGACTGCGGTATTCGACGGGCATGGGGGCCCCACGCCCCTGATCGCTGCCATGCGTGCTTTCGTGGCTTCCAAGTTCGGGGAGGAGGTGCCAGATGTCTGAAAGATTCCATCCCATCAACGACCTGCGGGAGCACGCGCCGCCCCAACGCGGGCCGGTAACGGAAGTGCGGCGCGGCAACATCGTGGTGGGTCACCTGAACTTCCTGGTGGACCCGGCCGCCCGCTACGTGCGGCTGCCGCTGATGACGCATAGCGACAGCGATCCGCTGAATGACGCGCCGCTCGCGTATGCCGACATGCTCCTGGACCTGCCGATGCGGTGGTGGCGCGACCTGGACACGAGGCGCGAGGAACGGTTCGCTGACGCCTCAGATGTGCCGGATGCGACATTGCGATTGGCCGCTGGATTCAAGCCAATATAAGAAGCAAGTAATACTTGCAACCTCATCCAGAAGGTAGGACAATTCCCGCAGCCTGTACTGGGTGACCGCCTCAACGCGAGGCAGACAATCCGAACAGCGGCGCTTTCAACGCAGCGCCGAAGACCTGAAGGCAAAGCCGCCTTCGCAAGATACCAAGCCCGCCACTGTGCGGGCTTTCGTTTGTCTCCTCGGGGAATCCATCCTCGATTGGCCGGCCCCGCGCCGGCCCTCTTTCTTCAGCGCAATCAGGATGCTCGCTGCGAGCAGCAGCGAATCCCGTGCGAAATCAAAGACTTAGGTGCTTAAGCGCTATTCGCGAACAGCACCTCCCCCGCTTGGGCGCCGCCCACTCCTGATGTCATAGGCCCCACCGCTCGAGCAGCACAGGGCGCCACCTAGACCCAGGGCGAGCGCCCAGCTTCTCCACGCGACGGCAGGCCCGCAAGCCTTGGCGGGAGGCAGGACCGGCTCCAACCCGGTGCCCGCCGCCTTTCAGCGCCGCCCGGCTCGGCGTCCCAAGCGCATAGACGGCCCAGCAGGCGCGCAGCCCGCAAGGGTCAGCCTGGAATGCGCGCCCCCTCCGGGGAAGGAACCCCATGGCAACAACCCCCGACAAGAAGAAGCGCCCGGACTGGGCTGCCATCCAGCGCGACTACCGCACCGGCAAGTTCACCTTCCGGGAGCTGGAAGACAAGCATGGTGTCGGCTACGCCTCTATCAACCGCAAGGCCAAGGCCGAAGCCTGGCAAAAGGACCTGAGCCAAGTGGTGCGGGAAGCCACCGAGGCTGCCGTCATCCGCGATGCCGTGCTGCAACAAGGCGCCGCAACAGGAACCGCAACAGCAACAGAACCGCAACAACAGAATGACCCCGACGTCGTGGCCGTGATGGCGGCGGTGGAACTGAATAAGGAAGTCCTGCTGCGACACCGCCGGGACATCCGGGATGCGCGGGACCTGACCATGACGATGCTCGGCGAGCTGAAGGTCGTGGGCGAAAACCCGGACTCGCTGGAGATCATGTTCGAACACATGACCTCGGAGATGAAGCCCGAGGAGCTGATGAATGCCACGCGCGCCTACAACGCGCTGGTGAAGCTGCCTGGTCGCATCGGCTCGGTGCACAAGCTGGCCGACACCCTCGCCAAGCTCCAACCCCTGGAGCGCAAGGCCTTCGCCCTGGACAACGGGGCCGACGACACACCCCCACCCGAAGGCAGCCAGGCGGACAACGAGACCGCCCGCCGCATCGCTTTCATCCTCGAAAAGGGCCTGCGGGCTCAGAAGGGCTGACCCATGGGAACTCTTTCCTCCATCAACCCCGGCCGCTTGAACAACGAGCAGCTGGTCGGCCAGGCTGATTTCATCGATGCCCGCGTGCTGGCGGCCAGCACTGCTGAAACCTTCCAGGCGCCGCCCAACGCCAAGTTCGTGCGCATCGCCGGTGATGGGGCGTTCTTCCTGAAGATCGCCACCTCTTCCACTGCGGCGACTGTTCCTGCTGCCGATGTGACCGATGGCACGGCCTCCGAGTGCTGCCCCAACGGGGACGCTGTGTGGCGGATCTTGCCCGGCGACCAGCCCTATATCAGCGTGATCGCCACGGCAACTCGGATCGTGACGCTCTCGTACTACCGCAACTGAATCCCTCACCGCCCGGGCCAATGGGCGGGTCTCCACCAGCAACAGCAACAAGCAGGAGTAAAGCAGCATGGACATTCGCAAATCCCTTCACGGCCGAGACCTGGGCATCGGCCCGACCGGCGAACTGGTCATCAACAAGGACACGGGCGAGCAGTCCGTCCTTGGCTTGTCGGCCAACAAGATCATCACCAGCGCGCAGGTGCTGGCGCTGTTCACCACGGCCATCGCGGTGATCCCGACGCCCGGTGCTGGCCTCATCGCTGTGCCGCGGCTGGCGCAGGTCTACAAGCCCGCGGGCACCGCCTACGCCGTCGGTGCTGGCTCCGACCTGGTGCTGAAGTACACCAATGCGGCCGGCGCGCAGTGCTCCTCGGTCATCGAGACGGTGGGATTCCTGGACCAGGCCACTGCGCAGAACCGCTTTGTCGGCATGCCCGGTGCCACCGGCGCGACCGCGGCGGACGTGAACGGCGTGGCTGACGCTGCGGTGGTGTTGCACTGCCTGAGTGCCAACCCCACGACCGGTACCTCGCTGCTGTCCGTGCGGGTCTGGTACGACATCATCACCAGCACGCTGCCGATCGTCTGATGTCGCAGCTGGCCGAGATCCTTTCCGCGCTGTCCGCCCTCCCGGAGAAAGACCGGGAGGCGGTGGTGCGCGAAGCGATGGAGGCCACGAAGGACCTCAAGTGGGTGCCGAACCCCGGCCCGCAGACCGAGTGCTACTACTGCGAGGCCGAGGAAATCCTGTTCGGTGGCGAGCCGGGCGGCGGCAAGAGCCAGGTGGGCATCGGCCTGTCCCTGAACGAGCACGAGCGCTCGCTGCTGCTGCGCCGCACGAACAAGGAAGCCGGCAAGTTCGTGGGAGAGGTCGAGCTGGTGCTCGGCACCCGCGACGGCTACAACGGCCAGAAGGACTGGTGGAAGCTGCCAGGCAAGCACCTGGACTTCGGCGGCGTGCAGCACGAGGACGACAAGCAGAAGTACAAGGGCGACCCGCACGACCTGATCTTCTTCGACGAGCTGACCGACTTCACCGAGTCGCAGTACATGTTTATCCGGCAGTGGAACCGCTCCACGACGCCGGGTCAGCGCTGCCGCACGGTGGGAAGCTCCAACGGTCCGACCAGCACCAATGGCCTGTGGGTGATCACCCGCTGGGCCGCCTGGCTGGACCCCAAGCACCCGAACCCGGCCAAGTCCGGCGAGATCCGCTGGTACCTGGTGGGCGACGACGGCAAGGAGATCGAGGTCGACGGGCCCGGCCCATACCCGGTACTGGGCCGGCAGGTGAAAGCGTCCTCGCGCACCTTCATCCGGTCCAAGCTGGAAGACAACCCAGACCTGGCCGCCACCGACTACGGCTCGCGGCTGATGAACCAGTCGGAGAAGAACCGCAAGGCGTACGCGCTGGGCGACTTCGGCTCGATGCTGGAGGACCACCCCTACCAAGCCATCCCGACCGAATGGGTGGTGCAGGCGCAGGAGCGCTGGACCAAGCTGCCGCCCTTCGGCGTGCCGATGTGCTCGCTGGGTGTCGACGTCGCGCAGGGCGGCAATGACGAGAGTGTGGTTGTCGAGCGCCACGATGCGTGGTTCTCCGAGCCCTTCAAGAAGCCCGGCAAGGAAACGCCCGACGGCCCCTCCATCGCCGGCATGGTGACCTCGCGCCGCCGCGACGGTGCAAAACCCATCGTCGACGTCGGCGGCGGTTGGGGCGCGGAAGCCTACGGGCACCTGATCGGCAACGGCATCGAGGCCGAGGCGTACATGGGCATCAAGGCCACCCGCCTGCGCACCCTGGACAACTTGCACCCCTTCGTGAACGTGCGCAGCGCGGCCATCTGGAAGATGCGCGAGCTGCTCGACCCGAGCCAAGCCGGCGGCAGCCCTTGCGCCTTGCCTCCGAGCCGGATGCTGCTGGCGGACCTGACCGCTCCCATCTTCGAGATCACGCCCCGCGGCATTGCGGTGGAGTCCAAGGAAGACGTCTGCGCGCGGCTGGGCCGAAGCACCGACGAGGGCGACGCCACCGTGATGGCGAACTGGGGTGGCGCGCGCATGGCCAGCCACTACCAGCAATGGAAAAAGCAAATGGCGCCCCCGCGCGTCGTCTTGAGCCGCCCGTCGGCACGGAGGAAGTAATGGGCTCGCTATTCAGTTCGACTGCATCGAAGGTCACCGGCCTGCCTGGCATCGGCGGCAAGGGCGGAGGCGGCGAACCGGCCAAGGCCAAGGTTTTGCCGGTGCTGCTGAACACCTCGGAGCTTCGCGCCAAGCAGCGCCAGGCCGGCATGGCCAACACCATCGTGAGCGACACCCTCGGCGGCTCCAGTGACGCAGTGGTCTGAACAGGAGAACACCATGAGCGGACTCTTCGGCAAAACGCCCACTCCTCCCCCCATCGCCCCTCCGGCGGTGATGCCTGTCATCGGTGACGAAGCCGTGGCCAAGGCAAAGAAGAACGCCATCGCCAGCGCACAGCAGCGTGGCGGGCGCGCAAGCACGATCCTGACCGACGCCACCGACGACAAGCTGGGCTGACCGAATGAGCGACGTCAAAAAGCTGGTCGACCGCGCGAATGCCCTGCTTGGCAAGAGGTTCGACCTCCTGCAGCTGTGGCAGACCATCGCGGATAACTTCTACGTCGAGCGCGCCACCTTCACGGTCACGCGCGAGATGGGTGCGGAGTTCGCCGACCACCTGATGACGTCCTACCCGCTCATGGTCCGCCGTGACTTGGGCAACCAGTTCTCCGGCATGCTGCGGCCGACTTCGAAGGACTGGTTCAAGATGTCCACCGAGCGGGCGCAGACGGACCTGCAGGCCCGCGCCTGGCTGGAGTACGCGACCGGCGTGCAGAAGCGCGCCATGTACGACCGGAAGGCCCGGTTCGTGCGCGCCACCAAGGAAGGTGACCACGACTTCGCCGCCTTTGGGCAGTGCGTGATCAGCGTGGAGAAGTACCAGCCGCCAGACATCGGCCGCCAAGCCTTTCCGCCCCACCTGCTGTATCGCTGCTGGCACCTGCGCGATTGTGCCTGGGCCGAGGACGTGACTGGTGAGGTGAACACCTTCGTGCGCAAGTGGAAGCCGTCGCTGATGGTGCTGAATCAGAAGTTCCCCGGCAAGCTGAGCCCCAAGCGGATGCAGCAGCTGGAGAAGGACCCGCTGATGGAGGTGGAATGCCTGCACATTGTGGTGCCGGCCGACACCTACGACTGCATGGACGGCAAGAAGTACCGCACCCGGTACGTGAGCGTCTACGTCGACATCGACGAGCAGACGGCCCTGGAAGAAGTCGGCCAGCGCTCCATGATGTACGTGGTACCGCGGTGGCAGACGGTGAGCGACAGCCAATACGCCTACAGCCCGGCCACTGTCTGCGCGCTGCCCGACGCCCGGCTGCTGCAGGCCATGACGCTGACCCTACTGGAGGCCGGCGAGAAGGCGGTGAACCCGCCGATGGTCGGCGTGCAGACCGCGCTGCGCTCGGACCTGAACCTCTTCGCCGGTGGCTTCACCGCGGTGGACGCGGCGTACGACGAGCGGCTGGGCGAGGTGCTGAGGCCCCTGACCAGCGACAAGTCGGGGCTTCCCTACGGCATCGAGGTCCGTGACGACATCAAAGCGAGCCTGATGGACGCCTTCTTCCTGAACAAGCTGAATCTGCCGCCGGTCGACACGGCCAAGATGACGGCCTACGAGGTGAGCCAGCGCGTCTCGGAGTACATCCGCCAGGCGCTGCCGCTGTTCGAACCGCTCGAGTCCGACTACAACGGGGCCCTCTGCGAGCGCACCTTCGACATCCTGATGCAGGACGGCGCCTTCGGGCCGGTCGACACCATCCCGGAAGCGCTGAGCGAGGAGGAGGTCACCTTCCGCTTCGAGTCCCCGCTGCAAGAAGCTGTGGAGCGCCAGAAAGCCACCATCTTCATGGAAGGCCAGGGCCTGGTGGCGCAGGCGGTGCAGGTCGACCAGACCGCCGTCTCCGTGATCAACGCGCCCAAGGCTCTGCGCGAGGCACTGCTCGGTATCGGCATGTCGCCGGCCAACATCCGCAGCGAGGAAGAGATCGACGAGATCGTGGCCGCAGAGGAGCAGAAGGCACAAGCCGCCCAGCTGCTGCAAGGCATGCAGGCCGCCGCCGACGTGGCGAAGACGGCCGGTGAAGCAGCGGGGGCCTTCCAGGTATGACCGCTCCCCAGATCCGCGAGCGCTGGCTGCCGGCCGAGTGGGAGGTGCCCGATGCAGCCGCCCTGCAGGCGCTCGCCCGCGGCGATGCCACCCCGGACCAGCAGCTGCGCGCGCTCAAGTGGGTGATCGAGGCCGCCGCTGGCACCTACGAGCACACCTTCGTGCCCGGCGCGAGCGACCAGAGCACCTACCTGGAGGGCCGCCGCTCGGTGGGCCTGCAGATGGTGAAGCTGCTCAAGGTGAGCCTGCCCGCTCTGAAGCAGGCGGCCGAGGCGAAGAAGAACCAACCCGCGCGCAAGCGCAACACCTGAAGGAAACCTCATGTTCAAGCGCAATCCACTGCTGATGGTCGACGATCCTGGTGCTGCTGGTGGCGGTGCTGCTGCCGCCGCTGGAGGGGCTGGCGCTGGCGCCGGCGCTGGTGGTCAAACGGGTGCTTCCGCTGGTGCTGCGGACGCCGGGGCCAAGGCTGGCGCGGCTTCCGGCGCCGCCGATGCTGGTGGGCAAGGCGCTGCTGCCGCCGGCGCCGAGGGTGGTGCAGGTGCTGCCGCCAAGGAACCGCCGAAAGCCGACTGGGCCGAGGACTGGCGCACCAAGCTGGCCGGCGAGAAGCCCGACAAGCAGCTCGAGCGCATGGCCTCTCCCAAGGACGTCTACAACTCATGGAAGGCGCTGCAGTCCAAGCTGTCCAGCGGCGAACTCAAGTCGACCCTGCCCAAGGACGCCAAGCCAGAGGACGTGGCCAAGTGGCGCACCGAGAACGGCATCCCGGAGAAGCACACCGACTACAAGATGCCCGATGGCGTGGTGGTGGGGGACGCCGACAAGCCGCTGATCGACCTGTTCCTGCAGGACATGCACGGCAAGAACGCCTCGCCGGAGATGGTGCAGACCGCGGTGGCCAGCTACTACAAGATCCAGGAGCAGCAGGCCGCCGCCATCGCCGAGGCCGACGTCTCGCACAAAGACGAGATGGAGAACACGCTGCGCGCCGAGTGGGGCGCGGAGTACCGCGGCAACGTCAACGCCATCACCTCCATGCTGTCGACGGCGCCAGGCGGCATCAAGGACAAGATCCTCAGCGCCCGCATGGCCGACGGCCGGGCGATCATGAACGACCCGGACGTCCTGCGCTGGTTCGCCACCACCTCGCGCGAGCTCAACCCGGTGGCGACCGTCGTCCCTTCCGGCGGCGACCAGATGGGCGCCATCACCGACGAACTTGCCGGCATCGAGAAGCTTATGGGCAACCGCTCCAGTGAGTACTGGAAGGGCCCGAAGGCCGACGCGATGCAGGCCCGATACCGCACCCTGGTCGCCGCGCGCGACCGGAAGACCAAATGACCCAGCTCCAAGTCCCGAACGCAACCCGGGCACGCCTCACGAGGCCGGACAACCGCGCAAGCGCCCCGGCTGGTGGAGGTGGTTCGCTGACGACAGCGCCCCGCCAAGGAGCGCGCCGGCCCCGCAAGGGCAACCCGGCGCCCCTGACGCGGGCAACCGCCGCCTCAGCTTGCACCTTCGCAACTACCCAAGGAGTTCAGCATGGCTGACACCGCATTCCAGACGCAATACCGTCAAGAGTTCATCCAGGGCTTCGAACAGCACCAGTCGCTTCTGCGCGGCACGGTGACCACCGAGGCCGTCATCAAGGGCAACACCGCCGTGTTCCTCGTCGCCGATTCGGGCGCCGCCACCGCGGTCACCCGCGGCGTGAACGGCCTCATCCCGGCGCGCGCGGACAACATGACGCAGAACAGCTGCACGCTGTCCGAGTGGCACGACCTGGTGCGCAAGACCGGGTTCAACATCTTCGCCAGCCAGGGCGACCAGCGCGGCATCATGCAGATGACCACGCAGGCTGTGATCAACCGCAAGATCGACAGCCAGATCATCACCGAGCTGAACACGGCCACCAACGACACCGGCGCCACGAAAACGGCGTCGATCAACCTGGTCACGCGCGGCCAGGTGATCCTGGGCAACAACGGCGTGCCGTGGGACAACTGGATCACGCTGCTGTGCACGCCGGCCTTCCTGGGCTACCTGCGTCAGGCGCCGGAGTTCAGCCGCGCGTCGTACGTGAACAGCAAGCCGTTCGAGTCGGGCCCGGACTGGCGCGACACGCCGGTGTCCTACCGCTGGGACAACATGCTGATCGTCGTACACCCCAACCTGCCCGGCGTCGGCACCTCCGCCGAGAAGTGCTTCATGTACCACAAGAACGCCATCGGCCATGCCGCTGACGTCAAGGGCATGGAGACCCCGGTGGGCTACGACGAGGAGCAAGCCTACTCGTTCGCCCGCGCGTCCATGAACATGGGCGCCAAGCTGCTGCAGAACAGCGGCGTGGTCGTTTTCAATCACGACGGCAGCGCATTTTCGGCTGAGTAATCCGGCATGAACGTGCTGTCCATCTCCCAAGCCAAAGCCGAAGGGCTCACCCGGTATTTCACCGGGAAGCCTTGCGGCAAAGGCCATGTCTCCGAGCGCATGGTGTCGAACAAGTGCTGCGTGACTTGCCTTCGGGCAAAGCGCAAGGTACAGCGCCAGGCCAACCCGGAGCGGGAGGCGGCAGTGCGCCGTGCATGGGTTGCCTCGAATCCCGAGCACCACAAAGCCCTCAAGGCTGCATGGAACAAGGCCGATCCCGAAGGTCAGGCCAAGCGTTCACGCGCTTGGTACCTCCGCAACAAGGAACAGGCCGACACCGCATCCAAGCGGTGGGTCGAGGAAAACCGTGGTCGTGCAAACGCGAGGGTCGTCCGGTATCACGCCGAACGACTCCAGCGGACGCCGGCCTGGGCTGACATCGGCCTGATCGACGACATCTACTCGCTCGCCTCGGTCCTTCGGGTCCATGGCGGTGTGCAGGTGGACGTCGACCATGAAGTCCCACTGCGGGGCCGCAAGGTGAGCGGGCTGCACACGCACCACAACCTACGTCTTCTCGACTCGACGCAAAACAAGTCGAAGAGCAACCATTTCAACGTTTCATAGGAGCCACACATGGCCTATTCCACCGCAACCCCGCCCAACAAGCTGATGGACGCCGTCGGCGGCAACGGCGCGATCTGGAGCTACCGCTCCACGGACGCTGTCGCCACCGTGCGCGGCGCGAACTACATCACCAACGCCGTCGACCTCGGCATGAAGACCGGCGACATCGTCTTCAGCGCCGAGACCGACCAGGCGCCGGTGCTGGGCTCGGTCAGCGTCGTGGGCGCCGTCGCCGCTGCGGGCGCCACGCTGTACGCGCTGACCTGATCTGCGCAGGGGAGGGCCTTCGGGCCTTCCCATTCCCTCCACCTCACAAGGAACCCTCATGGAAGTCATCGAGAAGAAGGCCACGCACCGCAAGCTCACCGCCCCGCGGTTCAAGAACGCCGAGTTCGAGCGTACCGTCTGGCAAGCCTCCATCGAGGCTGGCGTGCCGTTCGAAGAAGTGCAGAAGCCCGAGTTCTGGGGCCACGTGGCCGAGAGCCTGAAGCCACTCGCGCGCATCGAGGTCATCGCCGAGGACCTGAGCTACTTCGCCGAGCTGATCGTGATCGACTGCGACCGCCTCTGGGCCAAGACCGCGGTGCTGCGCTTCGTGGAACTGGATGGCCAAGCCGCGCCGCCCACGCTTCCGGCCGACTATCGCGTCGAATACAAGGGACCGACCAAGAAGCACGTCGTCATCCGCGAGTCGGACAACACGATCGTGCAGGAAGGCATCGCCACCAAAGCCGAGGCCAATACCTGGGTCGGCGAGCACGTGAAGACCCTGGCGCGCTGACATGGCCACGATCCCGACCATCGCTGACGTGCTCGACGGCTTGGTTGCCGGGCGGTACACGCGCGCGCAGGCGCTGGTCTGGATCGACCTGCTGATTGGCGAGGCCTGCGACGCCTCCTGTGACCGGGACGCCGCGGCGCGCGCAGCAATGCAGACCCTACTGGCCGACCGAAAGTTTGTGCAGGACGCCATCAACGCCAGGCAGAACCCGATGGATGCGGTCGCCTGCGAAGCCTACCGGGCCGCCGATTCGATGAAAAAAGCGAGGAGCGCATGACCACCACCAGCCGCCTGACCCTCTACAACGGCGCCCTGCGTGAACTGGGTGAGCGTCAGCTGGCCTCCATCACGGAGAACCGGGAGTCCCGCCGCATGCTCGACGCGGCTTGGGACGACAACGCCGTGCAGCGTGCGCTCGAGGCCGGCCAGTGGCTCTTTGCCTGCCGCTCCATGCAGTACGACTACAGCCCTTCGGTGGAGCCGCCCTTCGGTTTCCAGCGGGCCTTCAACAAGCCGGACGACTTCGTGCGGACCCTGGCCATCTGCTCGGACGCCTACTTTCGGACCCCCCTCACGGCCCGGCAGGTGTCCGACGAGGCCGGCTACTGGTTCTCCGACCTGGACACCATCTACGTGAAGTACGTGTCCAACGCTGCGGAATACGGCGGCGCCATGGCTCGCTGGCCGCAGTCGTTCGTCAAGTACCTCGAGGCCCTGCTGGCGCGCGACATCGCCATGCCCCTGAAGCAGAACCGCCAGGCCATGCTCGACATGGAGCAGCTGATGGAAAAGCGGCTCACCGAGGCCAAGTCGCAAAACGCGATGGCCGACGGCTCCAAGCAGCTGCCGGTGGGTAGCTGGGTCGGAGCGCGCTTCGGCGGCCTCTGGGGCAGCCGCAACAGGAACGGCCAGTGAAGGGCGAGCAGCAGATCCTCGCCTTCAACCGGGGGCTGATCTCCCGGCTGGCGATGGCCCGCACGGACCTGAAGCGCTATCCCATGAGTGCGCAGGAGCAGACCAACTACATGCCCCGGGTTCTGGGCAGCGCCATGCTGCGACCTGGCATGGGGTATCTGGGCACCACCCGCAGCAACACCCGCGCCAAGATGCTGGACTTCATCTTCGCATCAGATGACACCGCGGTGCTGGAGCTCACCGACTCCAACCTGCGCATCTGGGTGAACGACGCGCTGGTGACCCGGCAGGCTGTGACTGCGGTCTTCGCCAATGGCACCTTCGACGCCAACCTGGCCGGCTGGACCGACATCGACCAGACCACGCAGACCATCTCGCAGTGGGTGGCCGGTGGATACATGGGCCTGTCCGGGTACGGCGACAGCTACGCCGGTCGGCGCCAGGCCGTCACCATCAACGAAGTGAACACGGTGCATGGCCTTCGGGTCGTGGTCGCCCGCGGAGAGGTCGAAGTGCTGGTTGGCGCTACGCCCGGCGGCGATGACTACTTCCACGTCACGCTGGGGGTCGGCACCCACTCGCTGGCCTTCACCCCCACTGGCAACATCACCGTCGACATCCGTTCGTTCACCGAGTACGAGTCGCTGGTCGACTCGGTGAGCTTCGACGTGGCCGGTGTGCTGACACTGCCGACTCCATGGACCGAGGCGCTGCTGCAATACGTGCGCAAGGACCAGTCGGGCGACGTGCTGTTCGTCTCTTGCACGGGGCTGCAGCAGCGCAGGATCGAGCGGCGCGGCGTCACCTCCTGGTCGATCGTCCTGTACGAGACCGAGAACGGGCCGTTTCGGGTGATCAACACCACCCCGGTCACGATCAGCAACACGCTCATCCGCGGCACCACCGCACTGACGGCATCGCAGCCTACCTTCAAGCTGGCGCACGTGGGCGCCCTGTTTCGCCTGAAGTCCAACGGCCAGGACGTCGAGCGCGTGTTCGAGGCGCTGAACGAAGTGGGCGACCAGATCGTGGTAACCGGCGTGGGCGATACCCGTGAGTTCACGGTCACCATCAGCGGAGCTTTTGTCGCCACCATCACCTTGCAGCGCAGCGTAGGGGACACGGGAGTCTGGGAAGACACCGCCACCACCTATACCGCGCCTGGCACAGCCACCTTCAACGACACGCTGGACAACCAGATCATCGCCTACCGCCTGAAGTGCACCGCCTACACCAGCGGCACCAGCGACGGGCAACTGAGCTACCAGTACGGCTCCATCACCGGCGTGGTCCGCATCATCACGGTGACCAACTCGCTGGTCGCTACGGCTTCCGTGCTGAAGACGCTGGGCAGCCTGACCGGCTCCACCACCGACTGGAACGAGGGCTGCTGGTCCGACTATCGTGGCTGGCCGTCTGCCGTGGCGCTGGACGAAGGGCGCCTGTGGTGGGCCGGCAAGGACAAGTGGTACGGCAGCGTCACCGATGACTTCCACAACTTCGACCCGGACTACGAAGGCGATGCGGCTCCCATCATCCGGTCGATCGGATCTGGCCCGGTGGACGTCATCAACTGGCTGCTGCCCCTGCAACGCCTGCTGGCCGGCACCGACGGGTCGGTGGTCATGGGGCGCTCCAACTCCTTCGACGAGCCGCTGACCAACAGCAACTTCAACCCGAAGATCCCGCTCACGCAGGGTTCCGCGCGCATCCAGGCGCTGAAGATAGACAACACCGGGGTCTATGTGCAGCGCGGCGGCCGGCGCATGCTGTCCATCTCGCCTTCGGCTGATGGCACCTCCAGCTACGCGGCAGAAGACCTCACGCAGCTGGTGCCCGAGGTGACCACCACCGGGGTAGTTGCGTTCGCCATCCAGCGGCAGCCAGACACCCGCATCCATTGCGTGCTCGCTGACGGGACCGTCGCGGTGATGGTCTACGACAAGACCGAAGATGTGAAGTGCTGGATCGAAGTCGAGACGACCGGCGCCTCCGGGCTCGTGGAAGACGTGCTGGTGATGCCCGGCACTGGCGGCGAGGACGCTGTCTATTACGTGGTGAACCGCACCATCGGCGGGACGACCAAGCGCTACTTCGAACGCTGGGCGCGTGAGGACGAGTCGATCGGCGGCACGGTCAGCAAGCTGGCCGACTCCTTCGTCACCTACGACGGATCGAACCTGTCCCACCTCGAGGGTGAGGAGGTGATCGGCTGGTACAACGGCGTCGCGCTCGACCCGGTGACCGTCAGCGGCGGGGCGGCATCTGGCATGCCGGTCGGCGCGATCGTGGGCCTGACCTACCGCGCCAGGTTCAAGAGCACGAAGCTGGCCTACGTCACCCAGCCCGGCGAGTCGGGCATGCCTTCGCGCAAGCGCCTGAACGCGCTGGCCCTGGTGCTGGCCGACACCCACCCGCAGGGTGTCCGCTACGGCCGGGACTTCGTGACCATGGACGACCTGCCGCTGCAGGAGGCCTATCAGGACGTCGACCCGGACGCGGTGTGGGAGGCCTACAACTACGAGGCGTTTTCCTTGCCAGGCGAGTGGGGCGTGGACGAGCGCCTGTGCCTGGAATCGAACGCACCCTATCCCTGCACGCTGCTGGCGGCGATCCCAGTCCTTGCTTCCAACAGCACGACATGATCATCCGCCCGCTCACGATCGAAGACCTGCGCCAGTGGTGGGGTGACGTCGAACTTCAGCGCACCGTCCGTGGCTTCGCGGTGCTCGATGGCGACGAGGTCAAAGGCGTGGCAGGGCTCATGTACCTGCACAGCTCCATCGTGGCCTTCGCGGAGATGGGGGAGGACGGGCAGAAGCACCCGCTGACCATCATGCGCGTGGCGCGCGCGATGAAGGCGCTGATGCGCGGCATCGTGGCGCCGATCTTCGCGGTGGCAGACGAGCAATACCCGAATTCCGCAGGGTTCCTCAAGCACTGCGGGTTCGAGCAGGTGGTCGGTCGACAGTACGTATTCAAGAACGGAAGGGGGTAAGCAATGGCAGTCGCTCCCATAATGCTCATGATGATGGCCAGCGCAGCGGTCACCATCATCGGCCAGCAGCAGGCCGCGAAGGCGGAACAGGTCGGGCTGGACTACCAAGCCAAGCAGATGGAGGTCAAGGCCGGCCAGGACCGCGCGACCGCGCAGCGCCAGGGCATGGAGGAGCATCGCCAAGCCCGGCTTGCCAACTCCCGCGTGCAGGCGCTGGCAGGCGGAGGCGGCGCGGACGAGAGCGTGATGAACCTCACGGCCAACATCGCGGGCGAAGGGGAATACAACGCGCTGACGTCACTGTACGAGGGTGAGCAGAGTGCGCTCGGCCGCGAGATGCAGGGCGCAGGCCTTCGCATGGAGGGCAAGGCCAAGCGCACCGCGGCGAACTGGAAGTCGGCCAGCACCGTGATGAGCACCGCATCGTCCATGTTCGGCAGCTACGGCAGCGGGGGCTTTGGAGCTTCTGCTGGCGGTGGCGCATTCGGAAAGGGCGGCTGATGGCCACCATGCCGCAACTCGGCGCCCGCCGGACGCCCAAGGACACCCGGCAGATTGCCACGGTGGACCTGTCGGCGGAAGGCCGCGCCATCGAAGGCTTCGGCAACACCGCGCTGAAGATCTCCGAGGACCTGATGAAGCAGCAGCAGCAGGAGGCCGACGCCGCTTCCGTGTTCGCTGCCCGCCGCAAGCTCGACGACTGGGAACGCTCCAACCTGTACGACTCGCAGAACGGCGCCGTGGCCAAGCTTGGGCGCGACTCCTTCGATCTGCCGACCACCATTCCCAAGTCTTTCGACGAGTTCGCCGGAAAGCTGGGCGATGGCATCACCTCGCCGCGGGCGCGCAATGCGGTGCAGGAGATGATCACCAGCCGGCGAGACCAGGCGCTGAACTTCGTGGACCGCCACACCTTCCAGCAGCGGCAGGTGTTCGAAGAGGGGCAGTTCAAGGCGGACATCGATTCCAGCCTGAACCGGGCGGCGTTGCTGATGGACGCGGGCGACAGCGCCACGTCGGCGGCCGAGGTGAAGCTGGCACAGACGCGCGCGGTGGGGTTCCTGAAGGCGCGCGGCAAGTCGGAAGAAGAGATTGCGGCGGCCACCCGCGACATCTCGAGCAAGGCCGCCATCAGCACGATCAACATGCTGCTGGACAAGGACAAGCCCACCGAGGCAGAGAAGTACCTGCGGGAGAACGCCGGCAGCATGAAGACCGAGGACATGCTGCGTGCACAGGCTGCGGTCGGCAAGGCGGTCGATGCGCGGCAGGGCCTGGTGGTGGCGCAGACGGTGGTGGACAAGGTGCTCAAGCCCGCGGTGGCGCCTACCGACTTCGGACGCCTGCATGCCCTGGCCGGCGAGCCGGCGCCGGAGCGCCTGACCGAACTGGTGAAGATGGCGGAGTCCGGCGGCAAGCGGTACGCCAAGGACGGCGTGATCCTCACCAGCACCAAGGGCGCCAAGGGCGAGATGCAGGTGCTCGACTCGACGAACAAGGACCCGGGCTACGGCGTGGTGCCGGCGCGCGACAACAGCCCGGACGAGCGCGCGCGCGTGGGGCGCGACTACCTGCAGGCGATGGTGCGCGAGTTCAAGGGTGACGTGCCGAAGGCCCTGGCCGCCTATAACGCTGGTCCCGGGCGGGTGCAGGACGCCATCAAGGCCGGCGGCGACAACTGGCTGGAGAAGTTGCCGGACGAGACCAAGGCCTACGTGGCGAAGATCACCAAGCAGTTCGGCGAGGGCGCCGGTGCGCCGACGCTGCCGACGCTGCAGTCGCTGCACGAGCAGGTGCGCAAAACCATCCCGCCCGACCAGCCGCAGCGCCGCAAGATCGCACTGGACGAGGTCACCCGCCAGTACGAGGAAACGCTCAAGGCCAAGAAGCAGGGCGAGGACGAAAACATCGCCCGCGGCTACCAGTGGCTGGACCAGAACGGTGGGCGCTTCAGCCAGATGCCGGCGAACCTGCGCGCCAACATCCCAGCCAAGGACTACGACAACATGCGCAACTACGGGGTGCGCGTGGCCAAGGGCGACGACATCACCGACCCGGTGGTGTTCCAGAAGATGGCGACGGACGACAAGTGGCTGGCCGGCCTGACGGATGCGCAGTTCTACATGCACAGCCGGCAGCTGTCGCAGTCCGACCAGCAGCAGATGGCGCTGCGCCGCGGCAAGCTCCTGAACAAGGACATCCCGGCCGGCCAGAAGCCCACGGACCTCGACGCCAACGGCGTGAACGCCATCTTGAACAACCGCCTGCAGCAAATCGGCCTGGACCCGACCCCGAAGGACTCCAGTTCGGAAGCGCAGCGCGTGGGCGCCATCCGCAAATTCGTCTGGGATGGGGTGCTGCAGGCGCAGCAGGCCGCCGGCAAGAAGTTCAATGACGCCGAGATGAGCACGCAGATCGACAAGATGTTCGCCACCAACGTCACGTTTCAGAAGACCTTCCTGGGCTTCGCCACAGGCTCTAAGGAGTCCATGCGGCTGCTCGGTATGTCGGTGGGCGACATCCCGGGCGACGTCAAGACGGCGCTGGAGAAGGACTTCGTCGCCAACGGCATCAGCAAGCCGACCGACGCGGACTTGCTGGGCGCGTACTTCCAGCTGAGGGCCCGCAAGTGAACGAGGAACTGGACACCTCCGCCGCGGTTGCCAGCTACCTGGGCGCGCGTAAGCCCGAGCAGGTGCTGCACACCAGCCTCACGCTGGCCGGCGCGGCCAACCCGGACGCAGAGGCGGAGTTTCAGCGCCTGTCCAAGGCCGCCGGCCTGCCGATCGACAGCGTGCGCGACAACGCGCCAGCCGTGAAGCAGCGCCTGGCCATGCCGGACACCGCAGACCTGGCCGCCAAGTTCCCGAGCACGACCCAGTACCTGTCCAACATCGAGAACGCGCGGATTGCGCACGACGACGTCGGGAGCCTGATCGCCATCGAGAAGGGCATTCGGTCCTTCATGAACGGCGGCGGCATGAAGAAGGAAGCGGGGCAGGCCCTCAGCTTCCTGGGCGAAGGCGTCAAGCAGATCGGTCTTGGGGCGACGGTAGGCCTGGGCGCTGGCATGTTCGACCTCGCGGCCGTCCCGATGGACATCCTCTCGACGGCGACCAGGGGCATGCTGCCGCAGGACATCCCGGGCATGCTGGCGGCCGACTACCGCGAGCGGGCCAAGCGCGCGCGCGCGGCGATGGACGAGGTGTCCCACAAGCCGGAAGGCAACGTCGCCAAGGGCTTCCAATCCGGCTTCCGTTCGGCCGGTCAGAACCTTGCCCTGCTGCCTCTGGGCATCGCCGCCGGCACCGAAGCCATGCTGGCCGGAATGGTGGGCATGGTCGGTTCGCAGGCCTATGGCGATGCACGCGAGAAGGGCATGGCCCCGCTGGGCGCACTTACCTACGCCATCCCGCAGTCGGTCTTCGAATACGCCTTCGAAAAGCTACCCGCCAGCCGCTTGCTGGAGGACATCGCCAAGCACTCCAGCTTGGGCACCATCGTCGCTCGGCAGCTCGGGCCGGAAGTGCTGGGCGAGCAGGCCACCACGGTGCTCCAGGACCTGAACGAGTGGGTGCGGCTGAACCCTCAGAAGACTGCACGCGAGTTCCTGGAGGAGCGACCTGGTGCTGCGATGCAGACGCTGGTGGCAACGCTGGTCGGGGTGGGCGTGCAGGGTGGCGCCGTGCGGGGTGTGCAGAAGGTCCTGGGCGGCGCTGCCGAACGCGAGGCCAGCGCCCAGCGCGCCGAAGCCTCTGCCACCCGCGCGCAGGAGTTCGCCGGCCTGGTGGAGCAGTCCAAGCTGCGCGAGCGCGATCCGCAGGCCTTCAAGCAGTTCGTCGACCAGGTTGCTGAGTCCGGCGACGCGCCGACCGAGTTCTTCATCGACGCCGAGCAGCTGGCCAACAGCCTGAACCAGTCGGCCATCTCGCTTGAGGAGTTGCGCGCGGTGGCGCCTCAGGTGGCCGCGCAACTCGAGGCTGCCCAGCACGTTCCGGGCGCCGACATCCGGGTGCCGGTGGCGGAGTTCGCCGCGGTGCCGTCAGACATCACCACCACCCTGGTCGATCACCTGCGAGAAGCGCCGGACGCCATGAGCCGTTCCGAGGCGCAGGCCTTCATCAAGGAGCAGGGCGACCGGATCAAGCAGGACGTGGAATCCGCGCTGGGCGACGAGACGAAGCGGGCGGCGACCAAGGCGGCCACGGATGCCGTGCGCCAGCACTTCGAGGACCAGCTGAACGCCGTGGGCAAGTTCCGCCCCGAGGTGAACAAGGCCTACGCCACCCTGATGGGCAGCTTCTACGGCACGCAGGCGGAGCGCGCTGGCATGACGGCCGATGAGTTCCTGCAGCGCTACCAGCTGAAGGTGGCCAAGAAGGACGGCGCCGGTTCGCAGCGGCTGGAGCAGGCCGCTCCTCCAGCCAAGCCTGACCCGCAAAAGCAGCGGGCCATGATCGACCTGCGCAAGCGCCACAAGGTGCTGGAGTCGCTGCGCACCTGCCTGGGGGCCGCATGACACTGGAAGAACAGGTAACCGCGCTGCGCATGCAGGTCGACGAGATCGGCCAGCAATACGCCGAGGTGCTCGAGCGTATGGAGCAGATGCAGGCCGCCATGGCCGAGCAATTCCAGCAGGCACTGACCGCCATGCGGGCGCAGCCGGGGCCGCAGGTCACGGTCACGCCGGAATTCAACGTGCCGCAGGCGATGGCGCCGGTGGTGCAGGTCGCCGCACCGGTGATCGAGATGCCGGACAACAAGGGCGCCACATGGGAGATCGCCATGCCAGGATTCAATGGTGGCCCGCCCCGGGTGGCATTCGTGAAGCGGACGAACTGAGATGGCAACCATCACCAGCGCGGCCAGCGGCCTGGCCAGTGCAACCGGAACTTGGGTTGGCGGTGTCGTGCCTGTCGAAGGAGACCGCGTCATCATCGCCGCCGGTCACACAGTCACCATCGACGGAACGTTCACCTGGGGCGATGACACGGTAGGAACGAACGGCGGCAACCCGGCTGCGGCCGGCGGAGTCTGCGCCATCAACATCATCGGCACGCTCAAGGCGTCGCGCACGGTCAACTCGTCCCTTACGGTGAAGGGCGGCATCCTCACCGGCTACGCCACCCAGGGCATGGACTACGGCACCGAGGCCGACCCGATCCCAGACGGCATCACCGCGGAACTGGTGCTGAACAAGGCCACTACGCCTGCAGTGCGACTTGCGCTGGTGCAGCGGGTCGGCGCATCTGGCGCGGGCAACTACATACTGTGGACCTTCTGTGGCGCGGACGTGCGCACGCGCGGCGTCACGCTCGCCGCCGACGCCGCCGCCGGGGCCACCAGCCTGACCCTCACCAGCAGCTCGCATGGATGGAAGGTGGGCGACACCATCATCCTGCCCAACACCACGGACGCGAGTGCCGTCGATCAGTGCGAGGAACGGGTACTCACCAGTGTCGCGGGCGCGACGATCGGCTGGACCACTGGACTAACCTACGCTCACAAGGCCGGCGCGCCAGCGGTGAACCTCACGAACAACGTGGTTGTGCGCTCGTTCAATGAGGTGGCCAACCAAACCGCTCGGTTGGATTTCGCTTACCCCAACAGCGGGGGCAACAACGCCACCCTGGGTGTCAGGCTGATTGCGTCGAACGCCACGTTCAAGAATTTGGGAGGCACGAGCGCCAACGCCGGGCCGTTCTTTAGCTCTGGTGGCGCCACCTCGGCGTTCACCCAAGAGGCACGCTTCAACAAGTGCGTGTTCTACAACAGCGTGCAGGCCAACGCGGTGTTCGCATTCGCCGCCCCAGTGCCGATCCAGTACACCGACTGCGCATTGGTCGGCCCGACTGCCAGCACATTCCAGTGGGGTGCAGGTGTCACCGTCACCATTCAGGGTGGGTATCACTTCGCTGGAGTGCTACTCACTTCCGGCACCGCCGGATGCAGCGGCGACAGCCTGTTCGTGTGCATGCGCAACCCGAACGGCCCAACGGCGTCGGGTGCTGCTGGCATGACGATCACCAACAGCACGTTCTGCGGGCGCGCAACTGAGTTCGGCCAGCGCAGTCTGAGTTCGGAACAGAACACCGTTCTCAACAACTGCGACCTTGGCTCGACGTTCGGGTGGTCCAGAGGCTCGGCCACCGACAATTTCTACCGCTTCGGCGCGGACACCGCATTCCAGCAATGCAAGCACACGCTGACCGACTGCTTGGTGCATTCGGCCCTCAGCACGCCATACTCCGTCGAGTCCACCATCGCCATGCAAGGCGATGGCTTCGCGCTGACATTCATCAACAAAAATCGGGACGTCACAGCCCAGGAGATTTACACCCGGCGCGCAGCCTTCAAGCGCGACAACAGCGTGCGCACCCGCAGCAACGCGGCCATCAGCATCAAGCCCTACGCGGTTAGTGTCCCGGCCACACGAACGCTAAGCATTGCCTGCCCCGCAGGCCAGAGCATCACGGTTGTGGGCTACGTGCGCGTCGACTCGTCCTTCTACAACGGTGGGTCGTGGACGCCGCCGACTGTGAGCCTTTCCGGCCTGACCGCGGTCACGCAGACGTTCACGGCCAGCGCCGCCGCCAATGGCGCGTGGGAAAAGTACACGCTGACCATCACCAACGGCACTGCCAATGACGGCAACTTCACCCTGACTTACACAGCGACGGCAGCAGCAGTGACCACAGGCACGGCCTACTTCGACGGCGTGCCGGACTCGCCATTCGTCACGGCCTGCCGCCACTACGGCTTCACCTTCGATGAGGCCAACCCGGTGCGCGCGGTGAACCCGTACACCGTGGTGGCCGAAGCGACTGCCGCGGCCTACACGGGGGCGACCTTCAACACAGGCACCAAGCGCTTGACGTTCGGCGCCGGCACCATCGACACGTTCGCCAAGCTCTACGACTACTCGCAGGCATGGGGCGTGACGGCGATCAGCGGAGCCACCTACACCACCATGCCGTGGACCCGCGCAGGCGGTCTGCTGTCCCTCTCCACCGGCTGGACAGTGGTGGACCCGGCCATCACCGGCATGACCTGGGGCGGAGGCATCATCGAGTTCAACAGCATCGGCGCGAAGGGCGGCAGCTACGACGCCTGCACCATCAACTTCAAGGCGGCCGGCGCCTTCAACATGGCCGACGCCATCCTCACCAGCTCGGTGAACCTGGTGAACACCTCCGGCGGCGCGGTCACGGTGCAGTTGTCTGCCGATGCCAGCTACACCAACACCGGCCCGAACATCACCGTGGTACTGCCGCAGGTGACCCAGAGCGTGACCATCTCCGGAGTGGTCGTGGGCTCGCGCGTGCAGGTGTACGACCTGACCAACAGCGTCGAACTGCTGAACACGGTGGCCGTGGCAACGACAGTCGACTGGACGGATTCGGTGGCAGCGACGGCCGACCGCGACATCCGGGTCCGCATTGCCTATGCTTCCGGCCCCACCGGCTACGAGTTTCTGGAGGCCGAGGTCGGTACCTGTGGCACGACTGACACGACTGCCGCGGTGACCTATCTCGCCAGCCAGCAGGCCGATGCGGTCTACAACACCAACGCCATCGACGGTTCCACAGTGACCGGCATCACCATCGACGATTCCACCGACCGGGTGAGCATCAACATCGGCGGTGGCAGCGTGACCTGGCCGCAGATCTACGCCTATCAGTGCCACTGGAACCAGACCGAGGATGGCATCCGAGACGATGCGGCGATCATCACGGCGCCCGACACGGCCAACTACCTGCTGGTCGGTTTCAAGGTCAAGAACACCAGCGCCACCCCGCTGACGATCACCGGCGGGTACGGACGCGATGCCACGACCGGCACCGTGCTGGACGTGATGGACACCACCGGAGGCTTCATCTTCCCGGCGCCGGATCACGTGGTTCCGTTCTCGGTCGGCTCCGGTCTGACGGCAGGTGAGCAGGCGCAACTCGCCACCGCCGCCACGGTCGCCGGCCTGCTGTCGTTCACCGGTGGTGCTGTGGACGCGAACATAGCGATGGTCAAGGGTCAGGAGGTCGGCGGCAGCGGCACCAGCGACGACCCGTGGGGACCTGGCTGATGGCATCGGCCTGGGGTCAGGCGTGGGGTGCGGCCTGGGGCTCCAGCTGGGGCTCCGTCGCCACAGAAGACTCCGACGACGACATTACGTGGAGCTGGGCGCGCAAGCGGCGCGAGCACGAAGAAGCCGACGAGGAACTGCTGACGCTGGCCGTGGGCCTGCTCATATCCGGGGAATTTGAATGTCACTGATCAGCTGTCTGCGCAAAGCCAAGAGCGTCATCCACGCCGAGGACAAGGCGGCCATCCTTGCGCTGGCGACGGAGTTCCGTGGCAAAGGGGAGAACGCCAGCGGCGCCGCGCAAAAGGCCATCGAGCAGCACATGGCCGCGGTGCAGGCCCAGCTGGAGGACGCGGAATCCTCGCTCCTGCCGGGCCTGCAGAAGACCATCGCCGCGCAGGCTGTCGAAGCGCTCACCCGCGCCGGCCTGGGCAACCTGAAGCTGGTGGAATCGGTCGACCAGCTCCCGGAGTCCGCGCAGCGCAAGATCAAGTCCGAGGGCCAAGCCGGCACGCGCGGCATGTACGACCCGGAGACGGACACCACGTACCTGGTGCGGCAGAACATCGCCAGCCTGGATGAAGCCTTCTGGGTGGGCCTGCATGAGGCCTTTCACCGAGGACTGCGCAAGACCGTAGGGGCGGAGGTGGAGCCGCTGCTGCAAGCCATCCACGACGGCAACCCGCGCGTGCAGGCGCTGGCGGCGCGGTACATGGAGCAGCAGAACATCCCGCTGGCCGAAGCCATCGAGGAAGTGCTGGCGGACATGGCGGGGCAGGGCGAGGTGGGGAACCTCAAGGGCTGGGACCAGCTGCTCGCCTTCCTGAAGGACGCAATCACCAAGCTCGCCGCCGCCGCTGGGGTGAAGCTGGAAGTCACCGACCAGATGGTGACGGACCTGGTGGCTGGAATGCGCCGGGCTGGAATGCAGGACCATTCCGGTGACGTCACCAACATGGTCAGCCAAGGTCCCAAGGGCACCCTCTCCTTCGGCAACGACATCACCGCCGTCCCTTCGATCATCGCCCTGATGGAAGGCGCCGACCTGTCGACCTTTTTGCACGAGGGCGGGCATTTCTTCCTCGAGGTGCAGGCCGACCTTGCCGCCCGAATCCAGCGCCGCACCTTCAACGAGCAGTACACCGGTGAGCCGGTCAGCGACTCCGAGCGCCAGATCGTCAAGGACATGGAGGCCATCCTCGGCTGGTTTGGCATCACCGGCACGCCGGAGCAATCGGCTCTGGACACCTGGGCCAGCATGACGCTGGAGGAAAAGCGCGAGCATCACGAGAAGTGGGCCCGGGGCTTCGAGCGCTACGCCATGGAAGGCAAGGCGCCGAGCCAGGACCTGCAGGGCCTGTTCTCCAAGTTCCGCGCGTGGCTGGTGTCGGTCTACAAGGCGCTGGCCGGGCTGAACGTCGAACTGACCCCGGAAGTGCGGCAGGTGATGGACCGCATGCTCGCCAGCGACGAAGCCATTGCCGAAGCGCAGATGGCCCGGAACATGGGCCCGCTGTTCGAGAGCCCGGAAGCGGCCGGCATGACGCCGGTGCAGTACCAGGAGTACCAGGCGCTGGGCGAGCGGCAGACGGCCGAGGCCGCGGCGGAACTGGACGCCCGGCTGCTCAAGGACATGAAGTGGCTGTCCAAGGCGCGCGACAGGGCGATGAAGGCCAAGCAGGAGGAGGCGGAGGATCTGCGCCGCGAGGTGCGGATGGAGGTCACCACCGATGTGATGGCGCGGCCGGTCTACCGAGCCTGGGCGTTTCTGACCAGCAAGGCCGAATACTTCGTCGAGCCTGGCCTTCAAATGGCCGAGACGGTCGACGCCACCCGGCAATCGGGCAAGCTGCGCACCAGCTACCTGAAGGAAAGCCACCCCGAGCAGTGGAAGACTCTGTCCGAGCGCCGCATGACCAGCGAGGAGCGGGGCCTGGACCCGGACTACGTGGCCGACGTGATCGGCTTCAGCTCCGGCGACGAGATGGTGCAGGCGCTGGCTTCCGCGCCAGCGCCGAAGCAGCTCATCGAGGAGATGGTCGATCAGCAGATGCTGGAGCGCTACGGCGACATCACCAGCGACGAGGCCCTGCAGCGCGCGGCCGACGAGGCGGTGCACAACGAGGTCCGCGCCCGGGTGGTTGCCACGGAACTGAAGGCGCTGGAGAAGGCGGGCAAGGTGCGGACGGGCCCGCGCAGCACGGTCGACGCCATGGCACGGGCGGCCAAGGAATACGCCTACCAGGTGATCGCCGGCCAGCGCGTGCGCGATCTTCGCCCGAGCCAGTATTCGGCGGCGCAGGCGCGCTCGGCCCGGCTCGCGCAGCAGGCACTGGGCAAGAGCACCGAAGAAGCGGCGATGCACAAGCGCAACGAGCTGATCAACGGCTACGCGGCCAAGGCTGCCTACGACGCGCAGGAAGAGGTCCGGTCGCTGCAGAAGTACATGCGCAAGTTCGACAAGCGCATAGACGGCATCGACCCCGGGTACCAGGACCAGATCGAGCAGCTGCTGGAGGGTTACGACTTCAAGCCAGCCAGCCTGAAGGCGATCGACAAGCGCAAGGCGTTTGCCGAGTGGTACGCCGAGCACAAGAACGACGACAACCCGCCGGTGGTGCCGCAGGAACTGATCGACGGCATGGGCCGCAAGTCGTTCAAGAACATGACGGTGGAGGAATTGCGGGGCCTGCGCGACACCGTCAAGCAGATCGAGCACCAGGGCCGGCTGAAGAAGAAGCTGCTGCTTGCGCGCGATGCCAGGGACTTCGAAGCCATCGCCAAGGAGATCGCCGCCTCCATCGTGGAGCACGGAGGCGAAGCGCGCGAGGTGAAGCTGGAGGGCGAGAACGCGGTGGTGGACTGGTTCGCCGGGGTTGCAGCCTCGCATCGCAAGCTGGCCAGCCTGTTCCGCCAGATGGACGGCAACAAGGACGCCGGGCCTCTATGGGAGCACATCGGCCGGGCCATGAACGAGCGCGGCACCATGGAAGACGTGATGGTGGAGCGCGCCACCATGCAGCTGCGCGAGCTCTACGCACCTCTGCTGAAGATGCGCGGCGGCATCTCCGGGTTCCGCTCCAAGGTCTTTATCCCCGAGATCAACGCCAGCCTCACGCGCGGCGGCCGACTGGCGGTGGCGCTGAACTGGGGCAATGAGGCGAACCGCCAGCGCGTGATGGACGGCGACAAATGGTCCGTCGGCCAGGTGCAGGCGATCCTGAAGACGCTCTCGCGCCAGGAGCTCGACTTCGTCAACAAGGTGTGGGAGTTCCTCGACTCCTACTGGCCGGAGGTGGCCGCCAAGGAAAAGCGCCTGACCGGCGTGGAGCCTGAGAAGGTCGAAGCGGTCCCGTTCAATCTCTCCCTGCCCGACGGCACCGAGGTGGCGATGCGCGGCGGCTACTACCCGCTGAAGTACGACACCGACCGCAGCGACCGGGCCGAGCAGCAGGAAGCCGCGCAGGCAGCCAAGGAGATGATGCAGGGCGTCTTCACCAAGGCCACCACCCGCCGCGGCCATACCAAGGAACGGCTGGAGGATGTCAAGCGCGCGGTGCGCAAAGACCTGAACGTGATAACCCAACACGTGACGCAGGTGGTGCACGACCTGACCTGGCACGAGTGGCTGATCGACACCAACAAGCTGCTGGACGACGACGGCATCAAGGAGGCCATCCGCGCGCACTACGGCCCCAAGGTCCTGAAGACCATCCGCGACGACGTCCTGGGCATCGCCACGGCCGACGTCGTGCCGCAGACGGACATCGACAAGGCGCTGCTGATGCTGCGATCCAACGTGAGCCGCGCGACCATGGGCGCGTCCCTGACGACCGCCTTCCTGCAGCCGTTCGGCCTCACGCAATCCATCGTTCGCATCGGCGGCCGGCACGTGCTGCGCGGTATGGCGCGGTGGGGAGGCGACGCGGCCAGGATGGAAAGCACCCTGTCCTGGATTCACGAACGCTCGGACTTCATGCGCCTTCGGGCCAAGACCTTCAATCGGGAACTGCGGGAGATCCAAGGCTCCGTGGCCGGCAAGTCAGCCACCATGCGGGTGGTCGACGCAGGCCTCTTCGTGATGATGCAGAAGATGCAGATGGTGGCGGACGTGCCGACCTGGCTGGGCCAGTACGAGAAGTCGCAGGCGGAAGGGCTGGACGAGGCCGCCTCCGTCGCCATGGCCGACCGGGCGGTGCTCGAGGCCCAGGGCGGCGGCCAGACCAAGGACCTGGCAGAAGTGCAGCGCAAGCACCCCATGCTGACCCAGTTCTATTCGTACTTCAGCACTACCCTGAACCTCGCCGCGGAAAGCACGGCGGCCACCAACTTCAAGCAGCCGGCCGCGGTGGCCGGCTGGCTGGGCGACATGGCGCTGCTGATGGTGGTGCCGGCCATCCTGCCGTCCCTCATCCTGTTTTCGTTGCGGGGCGGGGACGGCGATGACGACAAAGGCCTGTTGCGCCGGATGCTGGAGTGGCAGGTGAGCTACCTCCTGGGCACCGTGGTCTTGGCGCGCGAACTGTCCGGCGCGGTCTCCGGCTTCGACTATGCCGGCCCGCCGGTGGGCCGCCTGGCGACCGACATCACGAAGGCTGGCAAGCAGACCGCGCAGGGCGAAGTCGACGAGCCGCTGGTGCTGGCGTACATCAACCTGTTGGGGTCAGGCCTCGGCATCCCCACGGTACAGGCCCTGCGCTCCTACAAGGGCTGGAAGGCCTGGAGCGAGGGCAAGGAAGGGGCTGGGCCGCAATCCGTCTTGTTCGGGCCGCCCCCCAAGGATTAACCCCGACCTTGCACACCTGAGCCATAACCCGGAAAATGACACCTGCCCGCGCAAGGGCACATGAACAACTCGGAACGCGCCGCTTGAAACACAGCGGCGAAGAACTTAGGGGATAGCCGTCCCCGCTCGAAACCCGCCTAGTGCGGGTTTTGTCGTTTCTGGCTTGGGATAGGCTGGCCGGCCGACAAGGGGTGAACGCACCGCCCTTTCCCAGAGTCTTCGTGCGGCCTTGCGCCACTCGGCGCGTGTAAAGGCAAACCCCATGTTGGAAATTCTTCTGGACCCAGAGGACGCGCACCTGTGGCCGCTTCCTTGGTACATCAACGGCGGCTACATCCGGCGCACCTACTACGACCAAGACGGTAGTCACCGCCACGAGTTTTTGCATCGCGCGGTTCTTTCCGTGCCGGTAGGCCACGTTATCGACCACATCAACGGCAACACGTTGGACAACAGGCGCTGCAACTTGCGCGTGTGCACTCCGGGCGAAAACGCAAAGAACCGCGGTCCGTACAAGAACAACACAACCCGGTTCAAAGGCGTTTGTTACGTGGCGAGGCTGGGAAAGTTCCGGGCTTCTATTGGATGCGACGGCATCAAGCATCGCCTTGGGTGGTTCGACACCGCGGAAGCAGCTGCTGCTGCCTACAACAAAGCTGCGCTCGACCTTCACGGCGAGTTTGCGCGCTTGAACTGAATTTTTAGTTTCTGCGCCTTGCGCGCCAGGAGCAGCCTATGCCTGCAACCGCTACTGACCGGCTCTACGGGTTAACCACTAGTACAGCAATAAAACCCCCATGCTTGGTCGCCACCACCGCCAACATCGCTTTGACCGGTCTCCAGACCATCGACGGCGTGGTGCTGGCGGCCAACGACCGGGTGCTGGTGAAGAACCAGACCAACACCACAACGAACGGCATCTACGAGGCCAACACCTCCGGGTGGAGCCGCGCGCCTGACTTCGATGGGGTGCGCGACGCGGTGAGCGGCACGCTGGTGATCGTGCGTAACGGCACTGACAACGGTAACACCGTCTGGGAACTGACCACGGCCAACCCGGTGGCGATCGGCACGGACGCGCTCACCTTCACCAAGGCGCTGCTGGACGACACGGCCACTGCTGTCTTCATCCAAAACGGGACCGGCGCAGTCGAACAAACCGCTCAGGACAAGCTGCGCGACTGGGGCACGGCGGAGGGGTACGGCGCACTGGGCGACGGCGCGACCGACGACACTGCCGCCATCATCAAGTGCCTTAACGCCAAGGGCGCCTGCTACCTGATCCCCGGCAAGACCTACGTTTGCGACAACGTAATCCTTCCCGCCGGGGCCTGCATCTTCAGCGTGGGACGAGCCGCCACCCTCAAGCAGAAGTTCGCGGTCGCCAGCACTGGCATGCTGTACGCAAACAGCGGCTCGGCCAGCGCCACGCTCGACAACATCAGCATCTTCGGCGTCACGCTGGAGGGTCAGGTTGCGACTCAGGGATTCGCCGAGTTCGTGCACCTGATTTCGGTCAACGGCGTGCGCAACTTCAGGCTCGATGACTGCCTGCTCAAGGGGTTCCGTGGCGACGCGCTCTACCTGGGCTCTGGCATCGTCGCGGGAGATGAGCGGCACAACTACAACGTGCGCGTCACGCGCACCGACTTCGATGGCGTGAACAACGACAACCGCAACGCGGTTAGCGTGATTGACGTTGACGGTCTGACCATCAAAGGCTGTGGTTTCAAGAACTGCACGCGCCCGAACATGCCGGGCCCCATTGACCTGGAACCGGACGCCCTGCCGTTCCATGTGATCCGAAACGTCCGCATCGCCAACAACACAGGTGACAACATCGGCGGCAACGTGGGATTCGTTTCAGTGCTGGTGCCGGCGGCAGTCACTGCCGCTCCAAGGAACATCCGTGTTCTCAACAACACGCTCACCAATTACGTCGGCACCGGCGCATTCTTCACCTTCACCGCGAACCGCGCCCCCACGGCAACCAGCGAAAACAACGATGTTCAGGTGATCGGAAACCACGGCAAGACGGGCGGCCTGCCTCTGCAGATCTTTGACGGCAAGGGCATCGTCACCCGAGACAACACATGGGAAGATTTCACCGCTTCGACCTTGATCGGCTACACGGGAGCGGCGCAGAAGGTCCTCGACCTGGAGGTGGACGACACCTACATTCGCTGCGGCTCCAATAGTGGCAGCGGAGTGGTGGTGTATCAACTGGATCACGCCAAGATCAAAGGCAAGTTGGTCGATTGCGGAAAAGGAGTGGCAGGCAGCGCCAATGGCATCGACTTCAACACCGGAACCTCGTCGTACATCGACATTGAGGAGTTGGAGATTTCCTCGCCGACTGGCAAGACGCTGGTGGGCATCCAGAAAGAGGCCGGGCACACGTTCGCAGCTTCCACCAACAGGTATGTAAACAACAACCTGAATGGTCTCAGCAACGCTTTCCAGGCCGACTACTCCGACGAGCTGGAAACTGCGTGGCTACCTATCGTCACGGGGTCATCTTCGGCCGGCGCAGGTGTCTACACCGCCGGCCAGTACGGCCGGCTTCGGCGCATGGGCAAGAAAGCGAGCATTCGGGGCAAGGTGCAGGTGAGTGCCGGCCATACCGGCACCGGCATGATCCAAATTCCGCTCCCAATTGCCGCCAAGGCAGCCAGCAACAACGAGGAGACGCCTGTTTCCCTGCTGGTCACTGGAGTGGCGACGACCGGCGGCCATGTAGGTCTCATCAACCCTGCGGTCGGGTCGACAGGGGCAATCCGCTGCTACTACACAGGCACTGGGACCATGGGGCAGACAGCGATCCCTGCCGGCGCGTTCACCGTCTACTTCAGTGCCGAGTACGAGACCGCCTAACCGCAGGACGCACGAAAGGACCACACCCGTGACATCGGATGCTTGGCTAGGGTTGATTTTGAAAGACAGTGCCGCGCGCTCCGCTGCGGAAGACCCACCACTGGAGAGCGTGATGGACGAACGACGACATGCCGCAAGGCACGGTGACGATGAGAACCGCTATTTGAGCGACGGGGACGTGAAGGCCATAGCGCTGGAACTGAAGGCGGCGTTCCTGAAGGACTTCTACATGGACCTTGGCAAGGGGACGTGGGCTGTGCTGTGGCGCGGCGCCGCCGCCGTGCTCGGCGTCATCGCCGCTTACGGGCAACTCAAAAGCTGGGGGGTGCTCAAGTGATTCTCACCACCCTCCTGTCCCTCGGGTCCGGCCTCGGCTCCTTCCTGGCTGGTTCCGTCTTCCGAATGATCTGGGGCGAGGTCTCCAGCTGGATGACCAAGAAGCTGGAGCACAAACAGGAGATCGAGCGGCTCGCGCAGCAGGAATCCTTTGCCGCGGCGCAGCACGCGCGCAACCTTGAGGCCGTCAAGCAGCAGGCCGATCTGCAGGTGCAGGTGATCCGGGTGCAGGGCGAGCAGGCGCTGGAGCTGCTGGACGCGCAGACCTTCGGCGAGGGCGTGAAGGCCACCGCCCTGATCACCGGCATCCGCATCATCGACGGCTGGAACGCCGCCATTCGCCCTGGTGTTGCCACGTGGGCGGTGGTGATGCTGACGCTGGAGGCGTTCGCCTGGATCGGTGGCCTGAGCGCCGGCACGAAGGAAGTCATCTTCGCCGCTCTGGGCCTGTACCTGGCCGACCGCGCACTGGCGCGCCGGGGGAAGTAGCGTGGAGCTCCTCGACCTGGTGCTGGCGCTATGCCGCGCATTCGAGGGCTTCTACAGCCACCCGTACCTGTGCCCGGCCGGCGTTCCCACGATCGGCTACGGCGCGACCTTCTACGAGGACGGCCGCGCCGTCACGCTCAAGGATCAGCCGATCGATAAGGTTCGGGCCGAGCAGCTCCTGCGCTGGCACGTGCAGCAGCGGTTCCTGCCGGCCGCGCGCCGGCTGTGCCCTGGTGCGGACACCCCGGGCCGCCTGGCCGGCCTCATTGACTTCGCTTTCAATCTGGGCGAGGGCAATCTGCGCGCCAGCACGCTGCGGCGCAAGGTGAACGCGGCCGAGTGGGAAGAGGTTCCCGCCCAGCACCTGCGCTGGAACCGCGCTGGCGGCCGGGTGCTCCGCGGCCTGACCCGCCGCTGTCAAGCACGCGCAGACCTGGTGTAGGCCATGCCCGCCGCCCTCCTGCCCACCCAGCAACTCGTCGAGCGGCTTGGGCGTGAGGAGCAGCAGCTCAGGAAGCTCGGCCTGCACGCCCAAGCCGCCGGCATCCGCACCGCCATCACCGTCTTGCTGCGCATGGCCGATGAGCCGGCGCAGCAGCAGTCCCTTGATCCATCAACCTGAAGGAGTCGCCATGCGTGCTGCCATCATCGCCATCGTCTTTGCCGTTTCAGCACTCGTGAGCTGGGCCGCGCGAGCCGACCTGATGGTCAAGAGCCAGGAGTCGGGCATCGAGCTGCGCCTGCTGGACGCACCGTGCACCCATGCCCAGACGCTGGCCGGCATCAAGGAAGAATGGCGCCCCAAGTTCCGCAACGCGCGCATCATGGACGGCAGAGGAACGATCCTGCACTACGGCTGCTGGGTGGAGCACGACGCGGAGATCGCCTTCATCATGTTCGATGACGGCAGCAGCACCGGCATGAGCTTGGCGAGCTTCCGCGACTCGTCGATCTAAGAAAGCCGGCCGCACGATGGCGGCCGGAAGTGTCGCGGCCCACAGGGGGAGAACGTCGGGCCGGTGGTGATTATCCGCAGGTCAGCGCGGCTTGGTGGTGATGAAGATCACGTCGCCAATCTGCGGTTTGACCAAACCGCGTGCGTAGCAGCCGCGGTATTGCGTCTCGCCTCATCCAAAAAGTACACCACGGGAAGTACATACATCCACTGGAACACGATCGCCTCTATGTACGGGTTCGTGTTGCTGGCGAAGAAGGCGCAGACAAACCCGCCGTACATGAACCGCTCATGGATCGACAACTGCCCGCGCAGGAGCGGGCGCCACCCACGATACAGGGCGAGGACGAACGGGATCGCATAAATGATGGCGCCGATGACGCCGACGCGAAAGACGCTCGCAATCCAAACCATCTCGTAGCGCCATGGGGTGAGTTCGTTCACGTAATACCGAACCCCCATTCCGTGCCCTGCGCCCGTGGCCATCGTCTCGCTGACACCCTCAAGCAATGCCATGAACTGAGTCGACCGCTCCTCGCCGCCGCCGGTACTCAGCTTCTCCAACGTGTTTTCGAGCGGGAGCATGATGTCTATCCCGTACATCTCATTGAGCGCCCAGCCTACTAGAGATACCACGAGAACGACACCGATACCGCGGACAAACAGTCGACCGACCGCCCTGCCGGCCTGCTTACTTGTGATTCCGTGCAGCGCCCCCAGGAGCGCGCCGATTGGCACAGCCAGCATGAGGCCGCTGCGCGCAGATGTTAGTGCTACGGCAACGCAGCACCCGATCAGGACCCATCGGACGATTGCGTTCGGGATCACCTGCGGAGCAGCAACTAGCCCGCCGAGGATGAAGATGAGCGAGCCGTACACGTACATGCGCGCCCCAACATAACCGTACTCGATGTGGACGTTCGGGTCGTCAATCATGAACTTGACGGCTTCCTGTCCCCATCGTTCATAGGCCCAGAAATAGAACGCCACCCCAAGGCAGCCCAGCGCGGCACCAACGC